GCAAGCGTTCGGGGTCATGGATCAACCGCTTGTGCCAGGCGACTACCTCCTTCTTGAGTTTCTTTTCGTTGGGGATAGGGCCGAAGGACTGGGCCAGGCCGGAGAGCGGGTTACCATCTTTCACCCGTCCCTCCAGCCCAACCCATAGGTCCTCCGCGTCGACCAAGTGACGCACGCTACCGCCACCGCACCCACCGTGGCAGAACCAAACCTCCATCTCTACATTCAAGCTGGCACTGCGCCGCGTGTCGTTGTGCAATGGGCAGAACATTTCTACCTCACCACGGACGTCGGGCACTGCGCCTGCCATGTAGGGCTTGAGCTTGGTCATCACTTGGTCGGGGAGCATTAGCTGGTCCTCTTCTTCACACCCAAGAAGTCCAGCAGCTTGCTCCGTGTGTTGGACAAGACGTTGTGGAAGTCCCTCGGTTCCACAGTGGTCTTGCCCTGGTTGTATTCCATGACGAGATTCTTCAACTCGTCGGTACTCTCGAACCGCCAGCCCCCGATGGGGTAGCCGCGTCCGGTCTCTCCTTTCTTAAACATCTCTGCCTTGTGCCCCTTGAGAATCAGGAACGACGCCAAGGTCAGGTCTGTAATGGAGAACATGATGGTGTCTTTCTCGGTTGTCCCTTTGCTAGAAGGGCTCGTCTCCGTCATCGTCGCCGCCCTCGTCCTCCTCCTCTTCGTCGTCTTTCTCAAGACGCTTGATCAGAGCGGGCTTTTTGCCGCTGACTTTGAGCTCCCTCTCTTTGAGCTCCTCCTTGAGTTCGCTGAGGGACATCTCGGAGTAGTCCTGCTCCTCGTCGCCCTCCTCGTCCTCGGGCTCCTCCTCCTCTTCCTCCTCGGCCTCCATGAGGTCGGCCTCTTCCAGAGCCTCGAGCACCTTCTTGCGCAGTGCCGCGACTTTGGTTTTTTTGGTGACGCGGATGTCGAGCTCCTCGTCGGAGATGATCTCCTTGAGCTCCTCTTTGCTGGAGCCGTTGATCTCCTCCTCGGTGTAGCCCTCCTCGTCCTCGTCCTCGTCCTCGTCCTCGTCCTCGTCTTCCTCCTCTTCCTCGGCCTCCTCCTCTTCGCCTTCCTCTTCCTCCTCCTCGTCTTCAGCCTCCTCGGCGTCTTTCTTGGGGAGCAGGGAGGCGATCTTGTTGGTGACCTTGGTGACGTCGTCGCCGTCGTCGTCTTCGGTGGTGTACGTTTCCAGCTTGACTTTCGCCGTCAACGTTTTGCCCTGGAGTTTCTCGGGGTTGATTGAGCCTTTCTCTTTCATCCCCAAGGCGCGGACCAAGCTGGCCAGCTTCCATTCTGATTTTTTGGTCAGGACCACGTAGTCCCACACGCGCCTGCCCTTGTATTTGCCCTTGATGATTTCCAGTTCCAATTCCAGCATGTCGTTGCCTTTGCTGGACTTGGTCTGAATGCATGACAGGACCGTCATGCGGTAGACGCCCTTGGGTATGGGCTCGTCGAAGTCCTGGCCCGACTCCACACCCCTGACGTCGTATTTCAATGTAGGTGGCACTTAGTTACTCCTTCTTTTGTTTGTACGTTTGCGCCTGCCGCTGCGCGGGCTGGTCTTGCCCTCAATAGCTGCGGTCAGCTTGGCCATCGTCGGACTGACGAGGCCCCTCTTGCCGGATTTGAGTTCCGGGAAGCATTGGTACTGGTCCTTGCCGTAGATGCCTTCTGCCTGTGAGAAGAGACACTGTGCCGGGGGCTTGCCCTTACGGTGCTTGGTTTCCAGGTACAGAACCATATTCATGTACCCGCTAATCTTGGGGATCATGTTTTTGCCCTGTATCCAGGGTGCCCACACGTCCTCGTCCTGCACCGGGTCATACCACTCGAACGGGTGCGCGGTCATGCCGAAGTGGAATTTGCCTTCCTCGGCCAACGCCTGCATCTCCCTGACGAACTTGGCGACCCGATCCATGTTGGTTCGGTACTCACCTTTGTCTGGGCCGTGCTCCACTACCATCAGCCCACCTTTTTCAATGGCTCGTTCTGGCTTGCGTGCGATCGCGTCGTCCAACACATCTGCCAAGCCATAGTCCTGAAAGAGGGATAGGCTGTCAAGCCAAACCCAGTCGTAGAGCTTCCAGCCCTCGGTCATGACGTAGTGCTCGGCCTCAAACATCTGCTCCCAGTTTTCCACAACGATCTCTTCGCAGTCGTTGTCGAAGTCAACCGAGTCCACGTGGTCTGAGGGTGGCCTGATGATCAACGTCTTCTTGCCACCAGCGATCAGCCGCGTCTTCCCGGCACCCGGCACCGCAAAGATGATGACGGATGCCTTTCCTTGTCTCGTATTTAGCTTACGCGGTTTCACACTGTTTCTCCTTGTCGGTTATGCGGCACAGCCACGACGCGTCACCCTTACACACCTTGGCCGCACAAGGCAGCCCGTGTGGGGTAAGACACGCAAATTGCAGGGTCTACTTGGCGCGGCGAGCCTTGCACTGGGCACACGTGCAAGGGTGCTGCCCTTTCCATTTGCCCTCGGCGTCAAGGTATTTACGAAAGTGGTCTGTCGGTTTGCTGTGATCGTAGTGGTTCGTCATATCAGTTTCTTCACTTCTTTTTCGCTGAGGGGTTTGATGATGCCGTCTTCCCCGATCAGGTAGTAAGCCCAACCGTTGTCGTGACGGTCCTTGAGTTGCTGTGGTGCCACGTTGTCGCGCATCCGCACGGCACATAGAGCAACCGTGTTGTCACCTGTGAGTTTCAGAGTCAGCTCTGTCCGGCGACCGTAGGTGGACACGGCTGCCATGGAGTACAACTGTTTGCGCTTCAGCTTGGCTGTTGCTGCCCTGCTCATAGGGTTCCCGCTTCCGCGTCGGCTTGCAGTGTGTCGAGATCCGCGCTAAGAGGCTTCTCAGAAACCTCCACAACACGTGCGCCACCTAACAGGCCATCGGTTATGCCGTTGAGTGTTTGTTGTACCCAGTCAGAATCGTTGTCTTTGTGAGGATCATCGATCTTAACCACAAACGTTCTTATACTCATTTAACTTCCCTTCCCTTCTTCCACGATCTCGTGGGCGTCGTATGGATTCCAATCGGTCATCGTTAGGTCTCTGGCTTCCTCCCAGTCTTGTCCGCTCTCATCTATCTCACACAAGTCGCGGACCGAACACGCTTTGCACTGGAGGCTTGGGTAGCCACTGCCAGGTGTCTTGCGGTATGGCATCAGCCCCGCCTTGACAGCAGTCATCTCTAGGAACTCCTCTACGACACGTGCCCGTGCATTGTCGCGGTCTGCCTGCCCCCGGTACACGATCTCACGGTGGAACCGTTTGGCGGGTTGGTCTTTGCTTACCTCCCCCAGAGCCAGGGCTGCGTCCCCTAGGTTGGCAATGAGATCATCGAGCACTACGTTGCCGTTTTTGCCTGTGCCCGCCTTAGGCAGCGGCACGTTCTCCTCCTCGTAGTAGGCCATGATCGCATCCTTCTTGGGCTTGTTCAGAGCGTAGCCACTGTCGTTGACGGGGCGGTCGTCACGCTTACTCTTTTTCAGAAACGTGTACAACATGCCGTCAAGCGCCTCGATCACCCGAGGCTTCATGATGCGCTGACCAATCAGGTAGTCCACACCGAACGTCCAGTACGCAGTGGCCTGCTCGTCCAGCACACCCTTAGCTTCACCCTCTTTCACTGCGTCGCCGCTAGTGGTCTTGTAGTCGTTGATGCGCACACGCCCACTGCTACGGTCTTTCCAGACCCCGTCCATCGTGCCGACGTACCAGAACAGCGGCACCTTGCCTGCTACCTGAGATTCGGTTAGCTTGCCTGCCTCCATCAGTGCGCCGACCAGAATGTTTTGCAAGGCGGGCACAGCCTTGTCCTGTGGCATGTACACGGGCACTGCGAACTTCATCTCGCTGGCCAGTACCTCCCACTGCTCGTCACGCCCGTACTTGTCTATGTAGCCCTCCAACATATCTAGGCCGAGCTCTAGAGCGTCGGTCCACTCTTCGTCGGCGAACATGCCCCACTCGTCCTCATTCTTTTTCAGGTCGGCGGCGTACAGCTTCTCGAACGTCTGTGCAGGGTGCGGGCCACGCTTGAGGCCAACCGGGTAGCGAACCTCCAGCGCCTCGTGAATCAAGCTGCCGAATCGTAGGGCAGGATGCTCTTGGATTGCCTTGAGCCCTTCCCCATAGATGCGGCCCCACTGCCAGCGACAGCGGTTGAACGTACTGCGCTCGCTGGTACGCATGAGTAAGGCCCCATTGGGCGGCTTGCCCAACAGGGGTTTCACTTTGCGCACCTTGCCTTTTCTTTTGGCTTTGGTAGGTGTCATGATTTTTTCGAACCGCCTTTGCCTTTGCCCTGCGGCTTCGGCTCCTCTTTGACAGGCTCCTCCTCTTTATCCTCCTCCTGCTCCTCCTCCGGCTGACCGAGCATTTCAAGCTCGGGCATATGCGGCAGGTCATCCACGTGTCCGAACACATGAATGACAATGCGCCCGCCACGTGTGCGAACCGTTGCCATGTAGTAGTGCTCATCATCGACCGGCTCGCCCGTAGGTATCGCCATCAGCTCCCGAGTGATGAACTCCGACTCGGGATCTACGAGTGCCCAGAACGCAAGGGCCTCGCCGCGCTCTGCCGGGTCTGCCACGTGTACAATCTCATGGTCTTCGGGCAGTTCCAGTTCCAGCGGTAGGTGGCTCTCCTCCGGGATGCGGACTACGTACTTGTGAATTTGTTTCATGGGTTCCTCTCGGTTGAACTGCTTGGCTGGCTTGCTTATGGGTCTTGCTGTGGAGCGTTGTAAGGCGTTTTAAGGGCCTGCGTGGTGACGGGGGTTGGCCAGCCCCTTGGTTTTGCTGGCAAGGGCGGCAGCAGCCCGCGCAGCGCGGCTGGCACCGGACACGGTTATGGTCACCGCAAGCAGGTTGCTGGGCCTAGGCAGCAGGCGACGGCGCAGGCCATGTGTATGTGCGCGTCTAGCCCGGTTGCTCATGAGTTCAAGGTCTCCGTCTCTACCCAACCTCGGCCTTGGTACTGGAACCTGGCTGCCGCCCACTCATCCTTACCTCGATTGGCAAATACGATGACAGCGTATGTCCAGTCCTCTGCGATGAACTTTGTATTGACAACGCTAGGCTCCGGCAACGTATAGACCCTGTCTCCGTCATCGACATCGAACCCTTGTTTAGTTAGCCACTCATCAATCGTCTTGACGACACTGTTGCACTTGGCCTGCTTCTCTTCCATGTAAATGTTCATGCGGCTACCGCCTCCTCCTCGGCTTCTTCGGCGCGGGCTTCCTGCATCTGCCTGACCAGGTCGAGGATCGTTTTGTTGTTCAGGTCCTTGTCAATGTTTACTTGCTGAATGTATTCCTCGATGCTCTCCTTGGTCCGGTAGATGTAAATGCGAAGCTCGTCCTTGGCTTCTGTGAGCTCGTCGCCTCGGTGTGCCCTGTCCTCGGCCTGCTCCAAGTCGTCGGGCACCCAAGTCTCGTCCATCATGTGAACACTGTTAGCCCGCGACAGGTTGAGGGCAGTGCTGCCAGCCCTCGTGCCAACCACAAGCACACGCGGCGGACCATCCTTCAATAGTTTCAGCATCACCTTGCTTGGTCGTTTGATGTCGCGAAGGAACTCCACGCTCTGGGTCTGGAACGCCTTGGCCGCAGCTTTGCGGTCACGGTCGCGGGTCTTGCCCACACCCATGAGCATGGCAACCGGAACCTTGTGCTTGTCGCACAGGGCCTTGGCCGCTTCCACCGTTGCATTGTGTTGGCTGAAGATCAGAGCACACTCCGGCGGGTCATCGTCGTCGCGACCAGCAACGATTACGTTCTCCTCGCGGAGTTTCTCCTCCAGGTGATGGAATTTGCCACCGTCCAGCGTGGTCTCCACCTTGATCTCCGGCATGTTGTTGACTTCACGTCCAGTGAAGCGCACGTTACAAAACGCAGCCGCGAATTGTTTGAGCCGCGTGTACTCGGCGAGAACGTTGGGTGCCGACAGCCTGCCTTCTTCCTCGGCCCCTTCTATGCGGAGCTCGGCCTCGGCAGCGAAGGCGTGGTACTGAGCTTTCTGTTTCGGTGTCATGTGGCACCACACCGCAATCTGGTTCTTGGGTGGTAGCCCCGGCAGTACCTCAGCCTTGGTACGGCGGATTAGGTATGGCTTTAGGTGATCGTAGAACTCCTCCTCGCGCCCATCGATCAGGCCCTCGATCTTTTTGCCGTGGCCGTTATCGCTGATCTCCAACCACTGCCGCGCCCATGACCAGCGTGCTGAGAACTTCTCAGGGTGTACAAAGTGCAGTGCGCCCCAGAGCTTGATCGGCTTGCCGCCCATCGGCGTGCCACTGGCGCACCCACGCATCGCGGGCTGCGTTGCCTGAGCTACCTCGTTGGCCCCGGCGTAGAACTGCGTGGCCGGGTTGCCTAGGCCAGCCAAATGGAACTCGTCCACTTGGAAACTGTCCCATTCTATTTCTGCAAGTTCAGGGAACAGAAGCTCTTCCTCGTAGTCATTGTCGATCGGCGCGTAGAACTGGTCCTTGGCCATGCGCTCACGGGCCTCGTCGGTCAACTCCTTCTTCATACGCAGCATCTCGGGGTTGACCACCAGCCAAAAGGCATAGCCCTCGTCGGCCAGTTCTTTGGCTTCCCGTAGCGCCGCCTTGCGTGACCGTGTGGTTGTACCAGTGAGTATGGTGGGCTCGTCGTAACCTGCCCGCGCATACATATCTGTGATTTCTTTTTCCCACACATCTTCCAGACTGATGAGCGGTGCGCTGACCAGGTGCATACCCCACTCCAACTCAGCCTCAAAGATGGCACCGATAATCTCAGCCGTCTTGCCGCTGCCCGGTTTGTTGGCGTTGATGTACCGGCCTTCCGCCATGAATGCTATGTCGGCCCGCTGGTACGGCCGCAGCGTAAAGCCGTCGCCGGCGAGTAGGCCCTTGGGCACGTTGGCTAGCTCGGCGTCGTTGGCCTGGCTACGGCCACGTAGCCGCTCCTCTACCTGAACCTCCTTCTTGCCCCACTTGCGTAGCTTAGGTCCAATGCTGAGCTCGTCCTTGAACTGCTCACGCAACCTGCGCATGACAGTAAGGTCCTTGTCAAGCCGCCATGCCGGACCCTCGGGTTTCTCTTTCCCTACAAACCTACGGCCGGGTACGCGCTTGACTTTGACGATATAACTCGGGTCGTAGTCAAACCGAACAAGGACGGTCTTCCCGTCCTTGCTCAGCTCAGCTTGCACCTTGGTTGTTTCAGCGGCGTCGAACGGGGTGGGCATTAAAAGCTCCATCCACTGTTGCCAGCACACACCGGACCGATGCCCCGCTCGATGCTGTCGGGGTTGGTGAGTGTGCGCCCGCACATACCGCAGCGCCCTATCTCCTTGCCGAACCGCTTGGCAGCCGCCTCGGGACCGTCCTCCGCGATCTTACCGAGTATGGTGGCCGTGTTCTTGAACGACACACGCTTCCACTCCAGTTCGCCACCGTGCGGGCCACCGAGTCCGAGCTTCACAAACGTGTAGCCCTTCCATTTGCCCTCGGTCGGCTTGTCCACCCGGTAGAAGTCGGTGGTCCCGTCCTCGCCTGTAACGGCATACCGGCCACCGGGCACCTTGCTTGCCAGCACCTTGAAGTCGCCGTCGGTTGCACCGCCTTTGCGCGGTAGCTTCTTCAGCGCCTCTATCCACTCGCTGGCCTCCGCTTGCGTCATGGTGCGCGGACGCTGGCGAAGTTCACACAGGTAGCGGTCAAGCTCCGCAGGCGTCATGTCCTCGGTGCGTGCGGCAAACAAGTTGCTTGCCGTCAGGTCGCGCTCGTCTATGAGATTCTTGATGTACTGGACAGTCCGCTCGGTGGCGGGGCGGTCAGTGGTCGTTGCGTTCATGTTGGTAAACTCCTTTCGCCGCAGTGGGCGAGTTTTTGGCTTGGCAGGGCCAATGCTACCGGATGCGGCGGCTGCCTGCGTGCCCGGCCAGCGCCCATGCCTGGCGCTCTCCTGAATTCCGCTTGCTAGAGCGGTTAGTTGTAGGGTGCCCGTTGTTCCCGGCGCTTGCCGTCGCAAGCTGGGCAGTGGCAGTTGATCGTCTTGTCGCAAACGTCAACTAGTGCAGCCTTCGTTCTCACGGCTGCCGCATGTAAGTTCACAATGGCAGCCTGGAGATCGGTCTCCCCAATGAGTTTTCTGTGTACGGGCGAAGTGATGCAAGTCGGGTCATCGCAGTCTGCCGAGCACTCCTCGGTCAAGTCTTCTAGACGATCGATGCCTTCAAACACCATTCTCATGCCTCGGACATATCCAGGTGCTCCGGGTGTGAACCCAAGTGCCACGGCCAACTGTTCCATCGGACCGTCGGAAGGCTGCGTCTCCCGATCAATCATCTCGGCGACTTCCTGGTGGGTCATGTCATCTTCCATATCATTTTCCTTTCGTTCCAGGTATCCGACCCGGAAATGGTTTAGACAACCCAGGTATCAAACTCACCTTGAAGCAGTAGGGACAAGGCCGGGTAGGAAACGTCGGCTTCTGGGCCTTGAACTGCTTTCGGTCAACAGTGAACTCACCCTTACAATCCTTCTTCGGACAGGCGAGGGTGCCATGCTTGGCGCTAACCTTTACAACATTGAACTCTTTAAGTACAGGGGCCATGTAGTCTTCCGATCGGGGGTCGTCATCCCCAACAGGGTACATGACCCCACCTTAACCCCCTGTGCTGCCTATACCCCCACCCCCACCACCCTTACGGGTGTGGTTGGGGGCGGAGGAGGCAGGGCACAGAAACTCGTTCTCTACGGTACGGTAGGAACGTTTCTGTTGTTGAATCTCCAAACGAAATAGGCGCCGACTGCTGCGTATACGGCTGCGCCTATCTTGACGCCGAGGTCGCTGGGTATCTGGGCGAAGAACTGCGCGACCGACAGTGCTGCGGTGACGAACTGCATGATGGCCTTGTCTATGGCATCGGGCGTGACGTTTTTGATACCAAACACAGCCACGACTCCTGCGCCCAGTGGAATTAGCGCGATGACCTGCTGTTCGAAGTTGGCTTCCACATGGAAACCAAAGATGTCGCCTCCGAAGAACAGCGCGATGACCGCAAAGGCCAAGACCGCCAGGCTGACGATCGTCTTGGTGTAACGCTCCATCGTTCCTCCTTAGTTAGCTATGTACTTGGCTTCTAATTCAGCCAAGGTATTTGGGAAGCGACTGTGGACCACGTCGTCCAGAACCGCTTGCACGAGGCTTAGGTTGGTACCCCATTCCGACTGCCCGAATGCCTTTACGATTTCGCGGGCAGAAGCATTCTCTCTAAGCCTACGACGTATCTTCCCGTAGCCACAACAGTGCTGCTTCAAAGTCTTCACTGTTGCAGTCACCCCTTGTGCCGGGTCGTTGTAGTTTTGCACCCCCACTGAGTTGTAGTTGGTTGAGCCTGGCAAACGTAGTGTGGTGTTGAAGGGATTGTTCCTTGCGAACCCTCCCTCTGCTTGCAACTCAGATTGCATTGCCCGCCGCGTGTGCAACGTGATCGGGGCAAACATTTCCGTAGTTACAGCGGCAACGAATTCACCACGCTGCGCCGCCAGTTCCGCCTGACCATAGGCTGGAAAGGCAAGGGCAACCGCCAGAACCGCTGCAACGATTAGCCGTCGCATCAGTTACCCGCGTTCGAGAAGTGGTTCGGGTCCGATGGCAACACTTCTCCGCCACCGCGTAGCGGCTTGTCATGCTTGCGGCAGAAATTCCTAAGCCCCTCGGGGTCAGTCACGTCCTCCGCCCCCTCGTACTTCACACCCTTGCCACTGGGCGGGCAGGAATGGTTGGAGAACCGGCCACCGCAACGTCCGGGGCAGGTTGGCGCACCGCACATGATGATACACAGGTGTTCTGAGTACTCAGGGCTGCGCACACCGCTGATGACGGTGCCTTTCCATTCGCCAGATGCCCGCGCTTCCTTGTTGATCTCTGCCATCCAGCTAGGCAGTTGGTGCCCGTCGTAGGTAACTAGACCTTCGATGACGGGCGGGTGCTTATGGTGGTAGCGCAGTTCTTTGAAATGATGCAGACGCTGGTCGTGGCGCTGTTTCATTTCCTTGGTCTGTGGCTCCCTGTGTGTAAGCACTTCGAACAGGAAGTCGCTGATGTGCCCCTCGCCGATGTGAATCAGGTTCTCCCGCGACAAGCCCTGCCACGAGCCAGCGATGCGAGCATGCTTCCTGGTCAGCGGCCCCAGCTTGCCGTCAACTGGTATGCGCAGCCAGTCAAGCTCTGCGTTGTCCAGGGTTCTGTTTACCTCTTGTTGTAGAGTTCTTACGTGTCTCTGGTCCATCTTGCACCCTTCCTATTTGTTTAGTGTCCTGAGGACTTCTTGTTGTACTGCCAGCAAATAGACGGGATTCCTTGTTTCTCTATCACAAGTTCGTGTCGGGATTGCGGCAAAGAGATCTCCCGTATATAGATGTTCAATGCCGTTGGTTCTTTTCCCGCCGGTGTGTCCAAGAATTCTTCCGTGTTACGGAGCCGGTTCTTTCGGTCCTGAAACCCATTCAGGATAAGAGTACAAAATTGTTCCTCTCGCACCTTCCCCTCACGGCGCACTGCCTTGGCGGTTTGGTTGGCTACCTTCGCCGTGTCAACGGCAACGATTGAGGCTTCTTCTGCGTCGCTGGCTGTGTTCCCTACTTGAACCAAACCAATGACGCCAAAGATGATGATGGCAAGAAAGGCAATGCTGCCTGACCATCGTCTCCACCATATGCCAGCCTTGTGATCGGTTGGCTTAGTGTCTGGGTTCATGACAACCTTTCTACACACCATGCCACGTATGACATAGTCATTATGAATGCTATGTATAGAAGTATCCTGTCTGTTACCCGTAGCTCCTGCCACCATTTCATGTTACTCACCTGATTTCCTTTTCCACGGAGTTTGAATCTCTCCTTTGAGAGCATCGGGTCCAAAGAACAAACCAATTAGAAGTATGAATGCCCAACTCGGTGTTTTATCAAACCCGAGCACTGCTATGAGATAGATCAACGTGACCACCGCACAGACCCGACAAATCCACATCCATATGGAATCCCCCATCTCAAGTTACCCCCGTCGTGATTAGACCAGCCTGCAACCGCTCAAGAAGAGCATCCATTCCTCCGGGAGGAGCGTCTACATCTATCTCAGCACTTCTATCTGTATGACGGTAAGTTTTTGCCATGATCTTGCGGTAGGTCTTGTCAGACGCATCTACGAAACTAATGTAGTCGCCCGAATGTACTTGGGCCACTGGTCTGAGAACGTTCTTGTCATCGAAGACGTACCCTTTCAAGGTTGCCGACCCAGACCTGCTAATCAAGTTGGCTTCTTCGAGAAAGCGTTTGCCTACTGCTACAGCGGTTTCAGGTGTAGCTATGCCCTGCAAGTCAAGGATGTCGCGCCGGGTGCGCCCCGCCTTTACAGCGGGATGGTCCGGGTCTGTGATCTCAAGCAGTGCTGATTCAGAGTCACACCCAGAACCCGGTGCACCTGCTGTCCTGGTCACCCCACTTGCATCTGTGTAGCGAACTGTGATTTTTCGCCACAGCCGTTGCGAGTCAAGGCCCACTTCGTTCAACCCTGACTCCGCCACGTAAGCCTTCCAGAACCTACCATAAGTTCCTGGTTTACGTAGCTCCATCCTCTTGCCGTTGTAGACGAACCAGTCATACAGACCATATTTCGTAAGGTCATGCATGATGTCGCCAAGGGCCTGCCCGTCGGAGTACCACGCTTGGGTAATCACATACCCATCATCATCGATAAATTCAGGGTCAACGGTAAGTGGGGCGGCAAAGTTTTTGATTAGGTATTCAACCATCTGCTTTGCGCTGAAGCCGATGTTAGGCCAGACTCCTAGAGGGACTAGCCCGTGTCGCCCGAGTACCTTGAGATTAAGAAAGGCACGAGTATTGGTGAAAGTTTTGCCTTCTAGGGCACCAAGGTATCTACTTTGTACGAGCGCGTATTTTCGACCTCCTCCCCCCGCTGCTAGAGATTGTTGAAGTGCAGTAACGGATTCCATCGAAGCACTAAGATCAGCACCTGACAGCAGATCATCACTGCCCAAGCCAACTAAGTCCGACATATTTGCATCTTTCGGCGCTCCGTTTAAGGCTCGGTAATCCCAGCGCAGTCCTCCGATCTCAGGTCCACCACCGTAATAGATCAACTCGTTAAACGGTGTAGTCCCAGCTTCAACGCTAGAAAGAACCATCATAATGCCAGGTCCATAAGTTAGATCCTGTATCAAAGACGAAAACTCTTGTGTGTATCTATAGGGACGGCCTGCGATGGCCGCTTCCATATTTAAGATTTTACGGCGGGACGAGCCCTCTCCCCATTTTGAAAGATCACAATCGATGAAGCCAACCTGAGCAGCCTGGTCGTCATCTAGTATGTATTGATATCCGAGGGCCGATGGGGAGATTGAGAATTGCTCGCCGCTAACGGTCGGACCCTTATCCAAAGAACCCTGCCAGACTACCTCCCCGCCGGGCTCATAGACCTTGATATCTCCGTAAGCTCCTAAGTCACGGTAATCTTTTTTCGGGTCACGCGCGAGAGTCCCGCTTAGTTCCTTGTTACCTCCGGGTATCTCATCTGAGAACTCCAGATCAGACAGCACGTTATCGACAGCTCCCTCATCTTCCGCCCAACGATTTGAGTTCCCATTCGGAGAGTCGATACGTACTGCCAGTTTGTCAGGTGGTCTCTCTCTCGTAATTGGCGCTGGGACAAAAGGCTGTGCAGCAGCCCAATGTTCATCAACAATTGCTGGCGTTAGAACCACATTGTAGACGGCAAAGTTTTGGACAAAGCCTTTGAATATGGACCCGCCGCCCGACGGGTTACCTGCAACGGTGACCCCATCGTTGCTGTTATTAGCTCCGGCGGCGAAAGCTGCATCAACGGATTTGAATAAACCTCCAGCAACACTTCTAACATAGATTATGACTTCGGTCCCAGAACTTGTAAGTACGATGTGGTAGTTGGTATTTTTAATGGGCGTCGTTGGTTTCTCAATTTTGGTATTGCCACCAAGAGCTGGAAGCCATTGGTCAGCAGCGCTTGAGTTGAGAAACATGGAGTACCCGCGAAGTGCGTTGTCCCAAAGCGCATAATTGGGTTCGGCAAGAAGCTCGTCGCCACTCATAAAGCACTCGATACTTACTGGACCTTTACCCAAGCGTAATCCTGCTACATCAGGAACGGCCATTTTACCACCAGTAAAGTGAACAGAACTTCCCTCACCGCTTGGTAACAGACTCGGCTGATTTAAGACATAGCTTCCTGAGTATGTACCATCTTTAACGGCAGCCGAGTCAACGGCAGTAACTCCTGCTGCATCATAAAGAGAATGCAGGGTTATTATCCCCGGTGTAGCAAGCTGTTTGTCACGTAAAGGAGTTGCCATCAAATTTCACTCACGAAGTGGTAGCCAGGGAAATAGAAGACCTTGGCAACTATTTTGTGATTACCTACGTCCGCTTGCGTTAAGTGATCGCCCCTGCTAGGTACGATCAGACCGCGCACGGCCCGAGCCTCCAAGCCGCTAGGCGGAGCGTAAGGCAAGAACCCGTCCGGTACTCCTCGTCCCCAAACATTATCAGTCAGATGCTGGCGGAACACTCCATCGCTGCGAAGCTCGATTGAACGTCCCGCAAAACAAACCCTATTTTCATCAGTGCTGGTTGAGTAGTACACCGTCACAGATATAAGATCAACTTTCGCTTCTCCTTCGGCTGCTGCTATTAGCTTTGCAGTGAGCACCACCCCGAAGGTTGCAGCGTTTATTTGTGCCGGAGTCCAAGTTTCTCCCCAGAGATCTGTTGAACCTCCGTACGTTTGTACTTCATCGCCGGTTCCCCAAGCATTACCCAGAGCCTTGTTTTCTCCAACTTCAACTCCAGCCTTTCGGAGCATTATGAAACTATCGCGTACTGTACTTGCAAAATTGGCTGAACGCTCAACCGATACCACTACCCCTGTAATAGCTGCTTCGGCTGGTATGGCAAATCCAAATTCCGAAGCAACTATGTCCCCAGAACTTTCAGGGCCAACGGGTTTGGGAGCCATAACTGCCGTAGCTCTAACATTGTCGGAGGCTTTAATGTTTTCAGGGTTAACCCAAGCGCCAGAGATTTTAGTTCCTTTGGCTGGGTTTTTTGAACTCTGGTTCTCAGGTTGCAATGTAACTGGAGGAGCGTTCAGTGCCATCATCTGCTCGATCGGAAGTATGTAAACAACATCTATTTGCACAGATGAGCCTGCTGCAATGTTACGTGTGCGAGCTAGCAGTTTCCATTCCCAACGCTGTTCCCCTAGTACAGCCGCTTCAGGAATCACTTCACCAAGATCAACCTTAGAAAAGCTTCCAGATACCACTATACGCACTGCCTTGTTTTCACTCCACTTGGCAGAACTGAGCGGCCTCCAGACAAGCTTGAGTTCTATGTTTTCAGACACAGCCCCCATGTCTTTTACCCGCATCCAGACTCTGCGCGGACCTGTGTGTGTCATGTGTCCTGACGCTACGACTTTGGAGCTCAGTACAGAAAGGAACCCAGTTGACAGTGCTGCATTCTGAACAACATTCCCCGAGGAGGCTTCTCCCACTGCAACTTCGGTCGAGCCCCCGGCCAGTGTTAGTTTCTCACACTCATAGAAGATATCAGCGGTGGTGTTCCTGGTACCTACCGCTGCAAGGTCTCGCGACTCCATCGCAGCCAAGAGACCTTTCCAATCGGTCGCCCCGTTGTTTTTGATCTGCACCCGACAGAGACCCGGAGCCGAGCCCTTGATGTTGGCAATTTCCCACTCCAACTGCGAAGCGTTTTCGATTTTGAATTCTGCAGATTCTACCTCGGTGACACCGTAGAAGTAAGGCCCGGTTACTAGGTTGAGAACTACCTCGGGAGCAGTCTGCCTGTGCGCCATTAGCCAGCCCTGTAGGCCACTTATGGAGGCTCCCCTTACCTGCATGGCTACGTCTGTTGTGAAACCGGCAGTGGGGTCCAACACGCGCTTTAGGAACCCACCCTCTCTTTGCCATGTGCCAATCTTCTTTTGTATCTTGGCGGCTGCGTCTGGGAGTTTGGTTGCGCCCTCCTTACGAACTACGAGAGGGATGGACACGTTACGATTGGGTGGGTGGCGGTCGGCAGGAATTTCACCCATAGCCTGTCGTATAAGAAAGAGCTCAATCTCGGAGTCGCCCCAGTCTGCTCCTGCCTCACCGATGGAAAGCCCTATGTCATCCAAACCAAGTTCAGTACGGTTAGCGATAAACACAGCCGGATCACATATGATTGTCTCAGCGGTGGGCACTAGCGGTTCATCCTCCTTGAGCCGGGCGAAGACTTGGCAGCCCCACCTGCTTGTTTGCGGTTGACCTTACGAACTTTGGCATCGAAGCTGCCATCCTGTGTAGTGATCTGGGCGGTACCGTCTTCGTAGATGGTAAGCTCTTCAATTACTAGTGTTGTATTGCCGCTGTTACTCAGGGCGGAATCAGCCTCGTGCTTGGGTATGATTCTTGTGCCCTGTGGGAACGCCGCGACCTCTCGACCACGCTCTCCCACTTCTGCCATCATCACGCCGCCCTTGGCGAAGCTACCTGCATAGGGCATCGTGGTTGCTTGTTGCACACCGGGGAAGGCTTGAAGTGTTGCGTACTGTGCTTGTGACACCATGTATTTCTTCTGCCATTCGCTAGCAATTTCTTTAGCTAGGTCAGCCGATTCGGAATCGTCCGGAGTTTCTTTTTTGACCTTGGCAGCTTCTTCCCCTATTTCGCGCAGCCTATTTTGCACTGTGAAGACTTCGCCGCTTAGCTCTCCGATGGGTGGCGGTTCGGGGATGGAGCCAGTAGGTCCACCCGAACCCTGTACGCCCTGCAATCCCATGAAACTGTATTTGCCGACTTCTCCGCCTTCGTCGTATAGCGACTTGAGCGTTTCGTGTAGTCCGGCCTGCTTTTCAGTAAGGCTGGGGATGATGGCATCTTTCAGGGCTGTCTCGCCACGGCTCCTTGCCTTATTCTGCTTGGTGATCTTATCTACTTCTTCGTTCATCTTTTTAATGCTTTCCTGCACCTGCTTGTCACTGCCGGACATCGTATCTTTTTTGGTCTTGATCTGTTCTCTCATTGCTTCTATCTGCTGCTTGTTGGGGTGTTTGGCACCCTGCGCCTTCTGAAGATTGTTTTCCAGTTCGCCGACTTCCTTTTCGACGGCCTGTTTGGACTTCTTCTGAGCTTGTTCAATTTCCTTAATTTTCTTTTCGATCTTACGCTTCTGCTCTTCGGCCTCGCGAATGGCCTTCTGCACAGCACGTAGGCGAGCCTTCGCATCTTTGATCATCTTGTCCACTCGCGGCAACTGATGGCCTTCTATTGCACCATGAGCTCCAACGACTTGGTTGCGCAGCCGCAGCAGGGAACCTAGCTGCATGTTGAGCCAGGCTGACTCGTTCTGACCTTTGAATAGACCCTGTGTAACCGTACCTTCTTCATCCTGTGTGGTAAGGGAGGAAGCGTTACTGGCATACTCTGAGAACCGTTCTGCTTCTTTGGAAGTGGTTGTCAGCTTGCCTAGTCGTTTGTCATCTAGGCCGATGCCGCCGATCTTGCGCTTAACACGTTTCAGCATCGCTTTGTATTTGGGTAGGTGTTTACCCTTGCGAAGTCCGGTCACAACGTTGTGAATGTTTTTACCGAGTGAGCCACCTTTTTGGTACCAGTTGTTCGCCTGGTGAAATGCCCATGCCCCTGCCGGATCGGTGTAACGATCCTTGATGTAACCCATCATCCACTCAAGCTGAATCTTCGCACTCTCCAGCCCGGACGGTGGCCAGGCACCCGGAGGGTACTTTGACGGTGGCAGGGCCTGTGCCAGCCCGCCAGCGCCGCTAGAGGGGTTTACAGCGGTGTAGTCCCAGCCCGCCTCGGACATCTCCAACAGGTTGAACGGCCCCCATTGCCCAGTGCCCCACATGTTTGACACCATCTGTTTGGCCATCTGAACAACAGGGCCAGTTGCAACGGTGCCAACGCCACCCGCACCTACGTGTTGATTCAGGAACTGCTGTGCCATCTTGGTCGCACTGTCAAGCGTTGCCTGACCGACGCTTGAGAGTAGACCCTGTGGTCCAGAGAACGTCATGCCAGGCATTTTTGGAACCTGACCGGCAAACATACCTTTAGCTCCTGCGGCTGCGTTGAGAAGTTCGATGTGCCAAGCCTCGCTCGGTACCGTGAATCCAAGACCGTAGTTACCCGCCACTCCTCCGAAGGTGCCACGGTCAGGAGCGATGTCTGCGGCGTAGCCTCGCACGTGTGGAGCGTTGGGACTTGGAGCCGCAGCCAGATTTCCCTTACCTGACAGATAGAGTGCGTAGAGCGCAGCTTGTTCAGCAACAGAGCGGTAACCAGATGCGACGTTGATATGAGTACCAGTGCCCGAAGCCATCTTGGACAGGGCAAAGCCCATTGCCGGGAAGAAGTCTGTGTCTCCGCTCAGGCCCTTGTACCCGTGCATGGTGCCCAGCGTGCCCCCTGTGGCAAAGCGCGGGACAGCACTATTCATCTGTTCAAGTGCTGCTAGCTTGCTGCGGTCCTTGGACGCCCGTGAATTAAGTACGTGTATGACCTCGCCCGGCTCAACATGGGCCATGAGCGGCACGGTGTCGCCGGTTCCGCCACCGGGCACAGTGATCGGTCCGCCTCGTTGTTTCTTGCCGCCTTCCTTGCCCTTACTGTGTGCCCCAAATTTCACACCTTTGATGCCTAGTTCAGAAGCAAAGCCGCCAAGCGTTTCACCAACTTTGTCTATGCCTTTGATAGCGGTTTTGGAGAAGTTGCGAACGTCGGTTGCAGCTTGCGGCATCTTGATATGCATTTCGTCCCGGAAGCTGCCAGCGGAACGTTTTGCTTTTTCGTAGCTCTGTTTGGTTTTGTTGGCAGAGTTCTGCTGCTTTTTCCAACTGCTGTCTTGTGCAAGTTGGGTGTACAGCTTCTGAACCTGTTGTTCCAGCTTAGGATGCCCCTGCGCCCATTCTCGCAGCATCTGGAGTATTGTATTTTTGATTGCGCCCCTGGAACCCTTGGGGAAGCCATTGATGATCTTGATCAGGTCTTGAACGTTGCTCTTAGTCAGAGTCTTCGTTTTGGCCATCTGTGTTGCAATGACGTCTGCGATTTTCGGTGCCCTGATTTTGAAATTAAACCATTTGGCTATCGGGTTCTTTTCCTGTGACAACTGCCGCGATTTCTTAGCTAGCTCCTGTAGGCTCTTGGCGAATTTGTTTCCAAGTTTTTCTCGAGCCTCCTTGAACGTCTCGCCCAGTTGCTTAGTCCTAACTTTGAGCTTTCTGGTTGTGTCGGCGAGCTCGTTCTGCTTCCTACGTACTAGATCGTAGCTTGCGAACCCAGCTTTGAAGTTGGCTACGACGTTACTCAGTTCCCATCTCTGCTCTTTGCGTTTGGCTACGAGGCGGGCCTGCTGGCCTGCCATGTGCGGCACGTCTTTGCGGAGGCCAATTTCAGCAGCGGCTTTTTCAGGGCCATGCGTCCACATTTCCTGCGTTTTGATTTCCTGATTCAGTCGTTTGAGGATGCGACGCTTATGTATGAGCTTAGCTTCTGTGTCTAGTGCCGCCGCAGAGTGTGGTCCGAATCTCTGCCGCACATTAGCCAGCTTACTTTCAGCACCCTGTACTTCTTCCGCCATTGACTTTTGACGATGGTGCATCTTGGCAATTTTCTCACCCGAGGTACTCACACCATCAAGAGCACGCTTGGCTCGTTTGAAGTAGTCAATGGTTTGCTTCTCCATTGTTGAACTACCAAACAAACCCTCAAGTATCTGTCCGCCGAACGTGCCAAGCCCAGCACCGATCATGGCACCGGGCAAGCCTCCGATCATCCCACCGGCAATGCCTCCGGCGATCGCCCCTCCTGTTTTCCAAATGGCACCCTTGGTGTCGCCTTTGACAACCGATGAAAGTATGTTGCCTATTCCAACCGCTGCGAGTGCAAAAGGCAACACCCGTTTCAACCCCATTGCCAGGCCACTGGCGGCGCTAGCACCGGCCGGGGCAGCCGCAGCACCTATGCCCACTGCCCTGGACCCTACGACCGCACCAGAACTGTTTGCAATCAATAGCTCAGACTGGGCTGCGGTGACTGCCTGCATTGATGCAGCAAGCTCAGCGTTCGCCACTGTAGCCGCCTCGGTCGCAACAGTGGAGCTGACCAGCCAGGCCAGGAACCTGCCACCGAGTATGAACATTTTCCCGTAGATGGTAATCAAAGGCCCCAACACAGCCAGGAGTATTCCCAAGACCACGACCCACTTCTGAGTGTCCTCGGGCAACATGGCAAACGCAGTGCCGAGGCCACTGATGACGGTGGCAAACTGTTCGATCACTGGCACGATGACCGGCATTATCTGGTCACCGAGTTTGATTAGAGACGCCTCTAGTTTGGCTACCGCCGCATCCATCTTGAAGCCAGGAGTGCTCTTTGCTTCTTTCAGTTTCTGTTTGACGTTGTCGGTGGTATCTTCTATGTGGTGGAAGCGGTCTTCCAAGTCCCCGAGGCCACCGACTAGACCCATGATCGTAGTACCAGATTTCGCACCGCCGAACGCCTGCGTCAGAAGCTGTGTTTTTTCAATTTTGGTCAGGCCGTCCATATGTTCCCGCAGCAATTTGATGGCACCGATCAAGCCTTCTGGCCCCTGCATTTTTTTAGCCAGAGCTTCAGAGTCTAGGCCAATGCCCTTTAGAGCTTCCTTGGCTTTGTCGGTTGGTGATGCCATCAGTGTGAAGGTCATGCGCAGCCGTGTAGCCGCAACCTGCGCCGGTACGCCCCTTGCTGTGAACACGTCAAGGGCAGCACCCACATCGGTGAGCGACAGGCCAACCTGTTTAGCCGTGACAAGCACGCCTGAACTCAACGACTTGGTAAAGTCTTCCATGCGCAGGTCGCCAGCACCCACGATGGCATTCATGGTGCCCATCGTCTTGCCAAGGGTTTCGGTGCCCTTGATGCCGGTCTCCAGCGCCGACACCATTGCGTAAGTCGTGGCCTCCATATCAGACTGTCCCAGCGTTGCCAGGTCAGCAGATGATTTCAACACTTCTAAGGCTTTGGAACCCCGGAAGCCAACGGACTCAATATGGAACAGGGCATCTGCAAGTTCTTTCGGCGATTGCTTGACCTTCCCGGAAGATGATAATTCCAGGACAGCATGTTTCATCTTTTCCATCTCTTTGCGGCTAGCACCGGCCTGTGTGCTTATGAGCCGCATCGAGCCGCCGAACTGCCGCGACAGCAACACGCTTGCTGTGCCAATGGCCAGGAGCGGAACAGTGAAACCCTTGGTCATCGCCTTACCTGCCGTCACAGCGGTAGTGCCGTGACGCTTCATGCCGGTAGCCATTGCAGCCCCAGCCGCCTCAGTTTTCTGAAGGTTCGCTTGAACCGATTTCAACTGAGCGTTGGTCGCCGCGACCCCTTGGGCCTTGACGACAACGGCTAGGACTGCTGCTGGCTCCATGTGTTACCCGGCTTCCTCAGTCTCGACTTCGCGCAGGATTTGCCATTCCTGCATCTCTGTCTCACTGATGGTTGCCATTAGCTCAGCTCTGCTCCTCCTCAGCGTTTCCGCCAGGTGGAACTGAAACCTTCTCTGGCTCCCCGGCTCCTGGAAACTCTTCCCGCGCCTTGCGGAGAGCCTCCTTGTCCAGTCGGCTGAGCTTATCGAGCTCTTCGATGACGCGCTGGAAACCAACGCCCGAGGACAGATGCAACTCTCGCACCTGATCCTCCGAGAAGCGCGGCTCGATGACGCCCATCTGGAACTGAGTGATCTCCATCTCAGCCCATGCGACGGTGGTCTCCTCGCCCTTGAACCCGAACCCGCGCTCCTTGATGGCTGCGCTCTGGGCTGCGGTGAACGATTTGATCTGCACCGAGCAACCCCACTCGGGGATGTCGATCGTTTCCTCCTTCAGGTCCTCTGGGGCCTTCTTGAGGATCTCCTCGACACTCCCGAGTGGGAGATGTCCGGTCTGTGTGAGCTTGCGAGCCTCGCCCGCGCTCGGTGGTGTATCGGCACCCATTTGTTACTCCTTTTGTAGTGCTCTGCTTAGAACAGAGCTTTGATCGCGGTTTCTTTGGCTTCTTTTTCCGCTTTGGAAACGCAGCGGACGACGCCAAGGTCTGTGACGTTTTTCACCGTCGGATCGGTGGTCGACGCCTCGCCTACAGAACCGCTGAGCGGTTTGTAGTTGAAGAGCTTCCCACCCATCACATACACGGGCTTCGTGGCAGAAGGTTCCCCTTCTTCGCCCTGTACGGTGATGACGAACTTTTTGGATTCGTTCTTCAACGGCCAGAGGACGGCGTCGACCGAAGCCGCCGCGAAGTCCTGGAAAGCCGTGAGACCGATGGCCGCGTCGCGCAGCCCCATCTCGGTGGATTTGAAGTCCGAGCCGAATGTGGACATATCCACTTCGTCGTCGGGCATGTCGATGTCGACCTGCGAAATTCTTTTCGTCAGGTCGGTGCCATCAATGGTGATGATGGGCTTTTTGATTACGAACTTGGCCATATGCTAGCGCCCCCTTCCGCCTCGACCGCGCTTGTCGGTCTCCGGCTCCTCGTCGGTTGTCTCCTCGGCCTCGGACTCGCCGCCTTCGCCGCGTGCCTCTTCCTCCTGCTTGATGAGCTCAGGGGGATCGGGAACACCTGGCGGAGTCGGCTCGGGGAACTCTTCCCCATCCTCGACTGGCGCGATCGTGTCGTCTCCGATGATCTTGATGGCTCCGCGATCTCGCAGGCGTTCCGCCTCCTCGCGGGTAACCTGAGCAGACCCCTCTTCGCCGGGCTCGACGCCTAGCTGGGTCATCTCGCTGAGGTTCTTGAACTGTATCTCTGCTGTCTGCACAGCGTCCTCCTTAATTGTTGTCTTCGGAGTAGATACGAAACTCCGCTCCGACATGATCTACGCGCTCACCGTCAACTATCTCGTCAAAATCCACATCGGACATTTGACGAATATCTTGGTGGGCCTTGCCTTCGATGTGTAGGGTTGCATTGCGAAGGACTTCCTTCACACGCTTGTCGATGCCCTCGGCCTGAATTCTGGGACCAACACCCTTGACCAGCCAAACGTCCCGATCCATTGGTGGCCCATCGAAGGCCCAAGTGGGAACGCCTGACGACTTGTGAAAGATGACGATCGGAAACCCTACATCCTTGTCGCGCTCCTTGAAGAACACGCCTTTGACCAACCCCATTAGGGTTTTGTCCTCTTCCAAGATTTCTGCGAGCGCGACTCGCACAGGGTTCTCCATTAGATGTACGCCAACCTTAGGTCGCGCTCGAACTGATCACGGGTCTCCTCGACCGCTGGCCGTAGCATTGGCTGCGCCGTCATGGTCACCGTGCCATACTCATTGTAGATTGTATAGTCCACAAGATTGAACACCATGCTTTCCATCGGCCCCAAGGACTGATGCTGCCAACCGCCGCGCATGTTGCCCGTGTCCACACGACTCTTGGCCTTGGCACGACGCTCTATGTCGGCTGAAGCCTTGGCCACAGCCCTGGCGACTTTAGCCTCTGACATAAAGATGATGTTTGGTATACGACTGGTGAGCGGCATCAGTCGTCGTCTCCGAACGTGCGCATTGTCGCGGGGTCGTCCTCACGAGGTCTACGATCAGCGGGGTCTGTGGTCGACGCAGCCCTGGCTGCCTCTACTACCTGCTCAGCCGTCATAGGCTGCGGTGTCACGTGGTTGTAAGCGGCTAGGCCCTGCACGGTCACCTGCTCTTGCAGCGCCTCTTGAACCTGTGCGACGTCACCCGGCTCTACGCCCTCGGCTGTGCCCGTTATCCAAATCTTCCTGTTGGCATCTATGTCAATGCTTATCTCTGCCGAGCATTTCATAGTTCTGCCACCTGCACCATCTTGCTACTACCTTCGGTTACTATCTCGTCGCCGGTAATGGTCCAGACCTTGCCCTCAATTTCAAGACGGTCGGCAACGGTCACTCTGGTGTCGGGGTCCATTGACACTACGTGAGTAGTCGCCTCGCGCAGCCCCTCGCCGAAGCGGTCAACCTGATGACCAGAGCCAACCGGGTCTATGCGCCCGCGCACAGTGCCAGCCTGCTCTATCCATTCGTCCTGGACGTTGGCACCTTTGTCCTTGACCTTTTTCAGTTCCAGTATCTGCACGGCACCTTCTTTCAGCCCCATGCGCCGGGCAAGCTCCTTGGCCTCCTCGGGGAACACGGTCTGACCAGGGCCACGCAGCCCTGTGCTCGCGGCTGGCAACGCTCGCGGCGTCATGGGATAAACCCTTCATCTGACATGGCTGCGATTTCTACGTCGCCGTCTTCGTCATTGTCAATTGCTTCTTTTTCGTATTTGTCAGCCAGAGATTCAAGCGCCTTGGCAACTGCGGGACCGTCGGTGCTGAGCTCCAAGTATTTAATGCGGGCCTGCACTTGGGCTGTGTTGGCGGCAATGGTGCGCAGGGCTTGTGCGGCGGCATACTTAACGCTGCCACCCATAGATAGGAAGGCGTCGATCTCGTTGTCCTCGAAGATGAAAGATTTGCCGTCGGCACCCCCGACGTCGGCGATGAGCAGACGTACCTTCCCTGCGTCAGTTGCTATTTCGTATTTAGCCATCGTTTCCTCCTAAGTGCGCAGGGAGAGGCCGGGACGGATGGGTGCCATCCCGCCCCGGACCTCTCTTGTCTGCGCCCCGATTCATTTATGAATCAGGTCTATTTGCCGGAACCGTTGGACGCCACGGTGGCCCGGAAGCCGCCAGTGGTTGTCAGCCTCGTTCCGCCGAGCACGTGCCGCACCTTCCAAGCGCGACTGTCGTCCTCGAAGGACTCGTTGGCCTCGCCACCGCCACCGACGCGACGAGCGTTGGGAATCCGTTCGTACAGAGCCGGATCCTCCTCTCCGCGCAGGAAGCCCATCTCGAGGGCGGGACGCCCGGTCGATGGAGTGGCGAACATCGCCCATGTGGTGTTCCCGTTTTCTTTGGAGGCGATGTGCGGGATGTACGGCTCCACCTGAAGGTTCAGGCGGTTGTTCATCCAGTTGGCCACCTGCAACTCCTGGCCTTCCACTCCTCCGTTGACAACGGTTCTGATCTCGGTCGCGTGGAGGATGTTGTTTGCGACAACCTCCAGCGCGGGCGGGATCACCAGCGTCACGTGATCGATGACGATGGGTTCCCCATCCTCGTCCACGAAAGACGAGAGAAGGGTGAACGCCGTCTGCAGTGCTTCAATCGACAGAGGCGGCTGTTTGGCTGCGCCGTCTTTGACGATGTTGTTGAATTCGGCTTTGTAGAGAGAGGCGTGTGGACCTTTTTCGTCGATCCACAACCGTGTCGCGAACTTCGACTCCGTGCGACGGGCTGCCCGCGCCAACCTTTCGGGTGTGCGCAGGAACGCGCCGAGGTCATCGTTGATCCCGGCCTCCCAGGAGATGTCAAGGCGGGCACCGAACTTACCCACTTTGAATTCGTCCTTGGACTCTTTCAGTTTGCGCTTGGGGTACTCCTCGAGCTCGTCTAGACCTTCGAGCTCCTTCTCGGCCCCGTCAACGGCGAACCGCTTGACGTTGCGCAGGTCCGGAACCACTGAGCGGCGGGCGTAAGCCTGCCACGTGGGCTGGACCTCTTGGTAGTACCCGAGCAACTGTCGGTCGAGGATGTCCGCGAACATCAGTGGGAAATCGCTCGTGGTCAGCGCCTCTTTCAGGCGATGAGCTGGCTCTTTCCCTTTCTCGACATTCCTCAGGAATTTCGCACACTCTGCAAGCTGTGCCGGGGTGTAGCGAGAGGCGTCCCGAAGCCGTTTGGCATCGTCACTCTCCCACCTACGAGACGCTGACGCATCCTCCTCGCGCAGTGTCTCGATCAGTTGATCAAACTCCATAGTCTGATCTCCTTTCGGGAATCCAGGTCAGCTTGCCTAGTAGGCGAGCTTGACCTCGATCGCTTCCGTTTTGGCTTTGGTGACGGGAGCCATTGCGTACCCGAAGAGGTCACCTTCGGAGTCGGCGTTCAGTTTCCCCGCTTTGAGGAATACTTTGTCGCCGACCGCAATCGCTTTTTCTTTGGCTTCTTTTTCAACGCCTTCAACGTTGAATTCGAACGACCCCACCTGCATCCGGACGGTTGCTGTGCCGTCCGCCTGCCGGTCGATGGCTGCGACAGCGGGAATTTTCCCGTTGCCGAGAACCAGTGGGTCACCGGCTTTGGTGCCTTCCGGCACCGGAACCGACTTCTGGTAGCAGCGATCGCGAAGTTCGTTCTTCATACGATCCTACCTCCCCTCGGCCGCGACCTTCGCCGCACCCTCTGGCATGCCGAGACCTTCCATGGCCTCTGCCAGCGGATCGACGTCATCGCTCTTGTCTTTGCCGGAGCCGCCACCATTGCTTGAGCTCTCGCCCAGGCCGGTGACACCTTCCTCGGTTGTGACACCGAGATACTCGAGCTCGTCCCGTGCTTTGTTGCGAGCACGCTCCTCCAGGGCGTCTTTGTCCAGACGTCCGTCGGAGTCGGTCGGGAGATCGCGGCACGCTGCCTCGATCACACGAGCCTGTGCTTTGGGGCGAGTGCGCAGGGCCTCGATCGCGTTGGTCGCTTTCAGACAAACCCTTGCAGCCTCGTGAGTCTGCACTTTTTCGTCTGCACGATCCGCACGCTCTACGGCTTTGCGCTCTTTCTCTTTGGCCTCCTCGAGTTCGCCTGTCAGTTTCCTGACCGACTCCTCGAGCTCGCTGAGGCGCTGACGATCTTTCTCGTCCACTTCTACCTCCTGTTTGGTACGGCCGTTGGAGCCGTCTTGTTTTTCGTTCAGGTACGACATTTCAGGTTGTTCGAATTCGGCATATGGATCGCGCTCAAACAACTGCGGCGCTTTGTCTTCCAGATGCCCGCTGAACGCTTGTAGCCCAAGGCCGATAGCCTCGGAACAAATGATCCGCTCCTCGCGGGTCATGTACCCCTCCCCGAACAAGCTGTCACACCGTTCGGTGAAAGTTCTGTGTATGAAAGCCTCTAGCCAGTGCCCTGCGTTGCGTGACTCCTCTTTCAGTTGCGGCGTCGGCGGTGGTTTGTTCTCTTTGGCCGGGACGTAGCTTGTCTCACGATCCACCGTCTCCGGATCTCCGCTGAAAGTAACATCACCGTTCTCATCCGAGGAGATGGCTTGTTTGTAGTAGTAGCCCGCATCGTTGTCGGGGTTAAGCCAGAAGATCGCATAGCCTGCCGTCTCGTCGAAGTCTTCGCAGTAGATGTAAAGGTCTTCCGACCCCCACGACTCTTGCCCGAGATCGTTCAGTTGTTCGCGAGTGTCGCTGGCCAGGCGCTCCACGACCTCATCCTGTTTGGGGGAAGTACGTGCCGCCTCCATCAACGGGAACACCCGCGTGCGCACAGACTCTTTCAGCCTGCCTACCGCACCGTTGGCCCCTGCCATCGTTACGAAATCCACCGACAGGCCCTCGGTCAGTTGTTTGATCTCTGGCCTGCCGTTGCCACCGTGCATATCGGTGTCCTCACCTATGCCGAAAGCACGGATGGAGCACCCGATGGCTTTGCAGAACTCCTCGTCCTCAAACACCGGCAGCCAATGCTCGAAGATGTGTGCTGTCGTCACGGCTGCGATACCTGCCATGAACGGGTCGGTCTCGAACACAGCCACGAGATCACGCAGGTCACGCTCGGGACGTTCCTGGTCTTCCGACTCGGTTGGATGGTTCAGGTACATGTGAGTACCTGCCGGGAAGATGCGAGGGATGTCCCTCTCTAGGACAGCCTCACTGTAGTAGCCAGAGCTACCCCAGCCAGCTTCGATAATGGTGATCTCGCGTTTCTGTCCTGAGCCGCCTGCCTCGCGGAACGCTTGGGAGCGCGACTCGCGGATGTTGGTTTTCTCGAGAGTGAGCATTATCGAACCTTTCTAGCCGGGGTAGCCTGGTATGGGAATCGGGTCGACCTAGTAGTCGACTTCGATGATCTCCAGTTTGACTCCGACAACTTTGTCGAATTTGAGCTGGAGGAATCCCCCAGAGTTGTTGTAGATGTTGGGGTCGAACGGACCCATGTACTCGATTTTGTTCGCGCCGATGTTGTTCACCTGGTCGGCGATGGCGAGACCGCCTACCGTTCCGGGTGTGACCACCGTGGCAACGATCGCTTCCGCACCGTTCGTGATGCGAATGAGTGCTCGTCCGTTCTTGTTGGGGATGAGCTGTGTGTCCGCCGCGTTCAGACCTTCGATCACGGTCGGTTCTTTGCCCACCGCCCCCGGCTTGTCGGGGACACGTTCGATTTCGGCCATCATGAAGGCGACGGCCGCGCCGAGTGCGAGTCCGAGTAGCTTGAGAACCTTCATGCTACTCCTGCTCCTCCTCCTCGACCGTCTCCTCCTCGACCTCCTCGTCGGCGGGGCCACCGCTGGCGTCGGGGTCCTCGGGGTTCGGGTTGGTGTCGGGGTTCGCGGGGCTGGCCTCGCCGACCTCGTTGACTTCGCCGACCTGAATGTCGCTCGGGTCGTGGGCGTTGACGGACGTCACCGTCACCGACTGGCCGTTGGTCAGCTCGGTGCAGGAGAGGACCTCCTTGGTCTCCGGGTTGACGACCTCGACAGTTGCCTCCTCGCGGTCGTCACACTGCGTTACTCTGATCTCCATCGTGCTTCCTTTCACGTCACAGGCCCGAAGGCCAGGGTTCCATTTGGGTGCTCTTCGTCCGCCTCTATTTCGGCTTCGTCAAAGGTGAAGACTTGGCCGTTGCGTGCGGCACACTCCTCATCGTTGTCACCATCAAAGGCGACTACGTTTTTAACTACTGGTGAAGTTCGGTACAGGTCAATGGACGACCGGCGCTGGCCTTCCAGTACCTCGGTGCGTGCAATCAGCTTGGCGCGGTAGCTGCTACCTGCGTTGGTGAACCTGCCAGCGGGCACGTGGTCTTCAAACAACTTGGCCGTGTCACGCGGGTTAAGGCCGAGCTCGCGCCCTTCCTCTATGGCCCTGAAGATGGCTGTCTTGGTGTCACCACTGATGTCAAGCAGGCCAGCACGTGTACCACCGCGCTTGAGTATCTTCTCCTCAAGTTTGTCGCGCAGGCTTACGTCCAAGTCAAAACGGTTGAGTATCTGTACCGTCAGTTCGGCCTCGCGCTTATGAAACTGTTCGAACATGGGCTTGATGGTTTTCTCCATCCAGATGTCAATGCGCATCGCCGCTACGATCTGGTTAATGCGCTTCTGAACATCTGCCTTGCTCTCCATGACGACGCCACCTTTGGCATCGGCAGCGGCCACGGACATCTTGCCCAGCACATTGAATTCACGCTCTAGCTCGCGCGCGAACGGTCGTTCTAGCTGAGGGTGCCCACTCCTCAACGCAGCCACGACCTCAGCACCTGGCTGAAGTGCCTCGGCTATGGCAGTGGCGAGATCGCCTGGTTTGTCAAGCACCAGAGCTGGCACGAATTGCCTCCGTCAATCCCTTGAGAGCTTCTTCCACCTGTGCCGCTTCTGGCTCGGGCAGTTCCTTGAGTACTGCTTCCACGTCGTCGATGCCCAACGCTTCCATCAACATCTTGGCAGTGGTTTCGGGTGGCAAGACACCTGCATCGGCCTTACCATTCAGCGTCGCGGCTGTGACGATGGCATCTACGTTGGCCTTGGGATCATCTTCCAACACCGGAGGGAAGCTCACTTCTACGTTGCAGTCAAGCGTCGGTATGATGAGCTCGAGGCCGGTGCGTGGGTCAACGATCTTCTTACCCGGCAGCTTGCCCGCCCGCACCATCGCATCTGCCTGGTACTTGAAGATGTCCTTTTTGAGGTCGGCCCACATCGTCTGTCGGCTGACCATCATCAGCTCGGTCGGTCGGTCGAGCGTTTTGCTTGTGGCAAAGTTCCCGATGTCCACGTCACCGCTGAGGATGGTGTCCGGCAGGCCCGAACCCGCAGCCACCATAAGACGCGACGGACGGGCATCGTCTGAGCTAACCGTGGCACCTGTCTTGTTGATGGACTCGAGCTTGTCTGCTTCTTTGCCAACGAATGCATCCCCTATGCGCTTACGCCGAGGACGCCTGGTTTCCTCCTCTCCCTCAGTTTCTTCATCAGTGTTGCCCTTGCCCTCTTCTTCGAGTTTCTTTTTCAGCCCTTTGACTTTCTTGGGGCTGGTCGTGGCTTTCCAAGCGAAGCGGCTTAGTGATTTGACAAGGGTGTGCCAGTCGTCAAGGAACTCTTTGTATGCCCTGGCCCACGGCATACCGGAGTACGTCTCGGGCACACCAAACTTCATCTTCTTCAACCCGCCTGTGCGCTGATGCATGATCGGCGTGTCCCAGTTGACCACCATGCCGCCGATGCTGTCGGGCCTGCTTGTGGGCTGGTACCGCCAGTCGGGGTAGAGCTCCTCACGCTGTTTGGTAGTGCGCACACCTGTCGTCATGTCGAAGTTGTCTTCTGCCCACACCCTACGATAGAAGGCGGTTATTGCGCTGTCACCTTCACGTGTGATCTTCTCAACGATCTGCTCAAAGGGGATGGTGCGAATGCTGACGTAGCCGGACACGTTGGTGTAGAGCGCGAAGAAGTTATTGCCCTCCACCATCTGGTCAACGTCCGTCAGCACCCTTGCTTGGTGACCGAAGAACTCTGCCTTGTTACCTATGTCGTTGATCAGGGGTTCTACCACGAGCTCCTGGATTTTGTCCTCGACCGCCGAGTAGGTAACGCCTTGTGCCCACGTGTAGTACGTCTTCACATCTATGCTGCGCTGTATGAGCGGGTGCGACACGTACATCGCACGGCTCAGTTTGACCATCTCCTCTAGGCCCTGTCGTGTGAATTCTCGCTCACAATCCCACCCTAGCCTGCGCCACCCTTCGTCCTCCATCGCATCTTCAAGGCGGCGCATGCTCTCCTGAAGAGCGTCAGCCGTCACGTTGGCCGCAAGGAGTTGGTTCTGCATCTGCTCCGTGGTTGGCTGCCCGCCATTGCTGCCGGTGACAGCCTCACGCAGTGCCTCGCCCAGCCCCATCAGCTAACGCCTCCCTCTACCGAACGCCGAAGGGAACTGCTTCCGCAGCTTCTTGAGTCTGTGCTCTGCCTTGGCCTCGGTAAGGAACGGCCCCGCCAGGCGCTCGCCGCTGGCTGCGTCTGTCACTGCGTACCCCTTGAGCCTGAATGGTGCGTACCGTATGTGGTCAGTAACCCTCTGAAGGTTAGACTGCAATGCAGGCTCGGGCCTGAGTGCCTGTGGCGCTGGCTGCTCCTGTGGCTGCTCTGGCATCAAGTGCTCAGGCAAGGCTTGGACGTGCTCGTGGCCGCTCATGGCCTTACCTCCCCGCTCCTACCTAGCAGGCATTGCCAGTACCTGAACTGTCCGCCCCTTCGGACCTTAGCCTTGCGTCGTATCCTGAACACTCTCATAGTGTCTGCCCGTACTTCTTGCCCGGACCGGCCTGAACAGCGCGGGCAGGCGTCGGCACGTGTATGAACCTTGATACGATCCAGCCCCACACAGTCAGGCGCTGAGGCACAATGAGTGTGTTGCCTTCGTTGACCACCCTTGTCGGCTTGTATGGGTCGTCTTTGAGTAGGTTCATTTGCCCTGCTCCGTGATCGGGTTGCTGCGTGGTCCGCCGTCGTTGGGCTTGGGCGGCTTGCCTATGCCCCTGAGCTCCTTCTCCTTGGGCTTTTTGGCACTCGGCTCTGTTATCTGTTGCTCTTTAGAGGCCAAGAACCTCACACTCCTTGATACAGTCCTGATGCGCCTGCCGCGCTTGTGAGTACTCGTGGACTGCGACGGCAACCTCCTCGGCGTTGTGCTCCTCCTCGCGCAGTGCCTTGTCTGCCTTGTGAAACCTCTTGGCACTGTCCTTCAGTCTGCGAGAGGCCTCAACCATCTCGCGACTTGGATGTATTTCATCCATCATATGGCGGCTCCTATGCGTACTGGCTCGTAGGCGTCATCGCTGACAACCTCAGTTTCCTCTTCCTCTGTAAGCAAGAGCTCGGTAACACCCCACACCAGAGCGTCCATGTTGTCTGGTGAGTCTTCATCGCCTGGCACCCACGTGCATTGCTGATCCTCTAGCTCGGGGAACCCGCCGACGTGTTTGACAAAGCCTTCCCTGTTCTGAGTACCGTCGTCCTCGTAGTCGCCGTAGAGCGACGCGACTGGCTGCGCTCTTGTCGCCTTACCTCGGCTAGCGTGAACCGGCTTGAACGGAACATTGGTGTCAACGGTCGCGATAACATGCTCTACCATCTCCCCTCCGTTGTTCACCTCGCCGACTACGTAGTCCGCTTCCCACTTGTCGTAGCGGTCAACAACTCGGCTACCCCACTTGCCTGGCGGAAGGTGGCACGTGGCATCTTCAAGAACGTACACGTAGCCGTCCACCCCTAGCCCCACCACGATGATGCCCGTGTCGTCTGCCCTATCTGAACTCGTCGCGGCTGGGTCGACGGCGATCACGATGATTGCCATATCCGGCAGACCCTCTTTGTCCACTCGGTTGTGATCAATCATGTAACGCGTCCACAGCGCCCCGATGACGTCCTCCAGAAGCTCTCCGTACAGTTCCTGCCGCCCTAGCCGCGTGCCGTCGTACTTCTTTTTCATGGTGTCTATGAAAGACTGCGGGTTGTGCGGGTTGGCAAACATGCTGATGCCATTGATGAGCTCTGTCTCATCCATATCCCGGATGGCCTTGTACGCCTTGATCGAACGAGGCGTCGTGCTGCCTATAGCGTGAGGTTGACTACCGAGACGCAGCCCGAACGCAGCCTGATCCCACGCTTCCTTCAACTGGGTGTTGGCTGCCATCTCCTCCCACCAGTCGATGTGCCTGTTACCCGTGGCCCTGAGTCTTTCAACATCCTTCTGGAACGGTGTGCCCATGACCAGGGCCTCAGCACCACCTGGCCATATGAGCTTGCTGCCACCGTCTGCACCGGGCACCCACTTCACTTCGGGGTCTTGGCTAAGCACACCTGAAGGCCCTCGAACACATGCTTCCACTGCGTCACCGAATGTAGGGGCGATGATGCGGCCACGTGCTCCGGGGTTCTGTCGCATGAACTTGCAGTAGTACCTTGCACACGCCTCGGTCTTGCCAGCACCACGCCCCGCCTCAAGGAGCCAGAGTTTCGGTCCACCCTTGCGGCCGAGGTCCTCAGGCGGTATTTGATGCGGCTCTGCCTTAGGCCTGTCCTGAGGTACCCAGTCAGGCGGGTCCAAGATGTCGGCTGCGTGCTGGAAGGGGCTAATCGTAGTACTCATGCGCCTACCCCTGTCAACGGTATCTTGCGATGGTTCTCGTTGAACTGTAGTAACTCAGTGGCTATAGACGGTGCTTGTGTGCCCCACACCTTCTCTAGCCTGTTCCACATCTGTTGACAGGGAACACCTACTTGTGTGATGACGGTTGTCATCTCTGAAACTGGGCGGAGCGGCCAGCCGCCGGGGTAGTCCGCTCCGCCTGCTCGGGCCATAGGTTCGCGCCGGTACGGGCAGGGCTCTCGGCTGCGTCACCCATCTTCGCTTGGCCCAAGGGGTGTGAAGTCAATTGTTTGCCGCCACTGCACTCTGACCAGAGTCAATCAGTGTGAAGTTGCGGCGGACGGTCTTCTGCACGTCCGGGTCTGTAGCATCTACATTTAGGTCTTTCAGGATGCCCTGCACCACCTGTGCGAACAGCTTGCCCTGATCTTCGGCTATGCGCACCCTGCGCTCTTCTATGCCAGCTTCGATGCAGGACTTCGCAATGCGCTCCAGCATCTTGCGCTCAGTCTGGTACATCCTCACAAGCACGTGTGGCTCGCTTTTGGCCAAGAAGGTCTTGCCCTCTGAATGCCCTCGGGTACCTACCTCGCCGTGTAGGTTGTCCTCTTTGAGCGCGTCTACCAGTGTGTGAAGGTACCCCACGTGGCCCGCTGTACGGTGGAGCTCCTCAAGCAAGGCCTCCTGTGGGTCTATCTCACGTGGCAACCCATAGGCGTGGGCTAGGTCCTCTGCCATGAGCTTTGCCGCAGCCTTCTTGCCGTTGGGTGTGTTGCCTCCGTGCTTCTTACAGCGGCCGTACCCGACATGTTCAGTACCGTGTCCGGCAGGCTGCTTACAGTAAGAACTCTCGTTGGCCCTACGGCCCTGGCATTTACCATCGGGAGCACGCTTGGGCGGAGCACCAGGCCTAGCGTGCGAATCCTTACGCACCAAACGCTCACTCTCAGAAACTCGGCGCTTGTCCTTGCCAAGTTTCGCACGTTTACGCTTGCCGGTGGCAGCCACGGCTGGGCACACTACACGCACGGGCACCCAGGCACAAGCAGGCCTCCGCAAACCCGCCTACAGAGCCAAACCCCTACCAGCCCCACGCCCCCTAAGCTCGCCTAAGGCCCTGCCTGCCTAGGCCCTCACCATGCCCCTCACGGCTCGCTGAATTCCCCTTACAAGGGCTTACAGCGAGCCGCAAGAGGCGTGCCAGCCACCCTGACCTAAGGCTTCACAGGCACAGCGGCGTACAGCCTGTGGCCCCGCCTGCCCCAGTGCCCACGCCTACGCACCACGGCCGCAACCACAGGCTCAGGCGCAGCTACAGGTTCTGCCGTAGGTTCAGGCTCAGCAGCCACAGGCGCGGCGACCACACCCGCCACAGGACACGGCACGGGCTTGCTGCCTAGAGCATGAGTTACCACGTAGCAGCCCCCGCCCGTAGTGCCACCTGGCGCGTAGCTGGCCTCGGCCTGCCCAACGCACACCAGCGCGATGAGCACGACCAAGGTGGCAACCCTATTCACGACCAACGCCCCGCACGTGTGCGCTTGGGTGCCTTGCCGAGCTTGCTGATGCTGCGCTGCCGCAGCCTGGCGTCCCACACCCGCTTACGTGCCGTGCCAGTGAGCGTGTAGGCCCGTCGCTTGGTCAGCAAGCAAACGCAGCCCAGACTCACTGCCTCTGCCCCGCCTTTGACCCGCCTGACCAGCCCCCTGTCACGCAGCCGCACCATGCGGTGACGCAACATGGCCGGTGAACACTGGGCCACGGTGCATAGCGTGCGAGCGCTGCCGAACCCGTTGGTGTCCATGTGCTTGATGAGTTGTAGGTCAATCCACACTTGCGTGCCACGCTCCGGCACGCCGGTCAACCCGAGCACCTTGAGATAGGCGTCGGTGCAAGGTGTCCTCTTGGTCATGGCCATCAGGCGTCCCTCCTGGCCAACTCTGTGTTGATGGCATCAGCTTCACGTTCTGCACGAGCCTTGTCTTGTCCTCGTAGAGGAGCGACCAGAGCCTCTATCTCTGCCTCCCGCAGCCTCTCTCGGAGTTGGGCAGTAGTGAGCTTTGTTACTTGCTGCGTGCTATCCATGTTGTGTAACCTCCTGGTTGCTTGGCTGGTTCCGGTACGTGAAGGGGCTGACCGTGTGGCCAGCCCCAACGCCTACCTAGAACGGCTCGTCCTCGCTTTCGGCGCTGGCCGCTTTCGCTTTGCTGCGACGCCGCTGTCGTTTGGGTTTGGCATCGGACTTCGCACGCGATTTGCGATTCCGTTTGCGCGGTGCCTTGCCTTTGGCTTTCGCTTTGCCTTTTTTGCCTTTGGCTTTTTTGCCGCGAACCCTTTTCTTCTTGGCGGCTTTTTTCTTCCTGCCTCCGCCCGTCTTGCCGCGCTGGTCAGGGCCGCTCGCCTCGCGAACCGACTCCATCCAGTACTCCTTGCGCGTAACTCGTTTGTCAGCGCAGTCGCCGCAGTAGTGCGACAGGTGCTCGTTCTTGTCGGCCGACGCGTTCTTCGATTTCTTGACGGTGCCCGCCTCGAGATCGTTGACGACCGTGAACTGCTCGTCGAGCGGTGCCTTGGTCAGACAGAGCTGACAGCGGTTCTCCTTGCGGGTGCCCATCCGGCGCTCAAGTGAGTTTGTGTTGAACTTCTCCCACTTGCTGACGCCTCCGGCGGTGCCCTGACGCGACCGTTTCCTGCCTTTGCCTTTGGCGGCTTTCCGGCCTTTGCGTTTTGTGCGTGCCATGAATTTTCTCCTTGGTAGCCGTGCCTATGCGGGCACGGGTTTGCTTGACGGCAAGAAAGCTACAGGAGTTTCGCCCCAGGCGCAAGCCTGCGCAGGCAGGGGCGAGGCCCCGCTGCCAAGCACAGAAGCGGGACCCCGCCGCGCCAGCCCAGCAACGACGACCCCGTCGCATGGACCTGGCCACAGGTTACCCGAGCGTGCCACTGCGCCACTTGGGATGCTTAGGCAGCGAGATGGCCTCGCGCTGCCATTCGGCAAAGTCGTCAAGCCCGTCATCCCACACCGTGCGCCAGCCATTGTCGGTACTCACGTCTAGCCTACGCAGTCGCGACACCGTCTGACCTTGGCTCGCGCGAACGTAGGCAAAGCTGATGCGCCACTCTGGACCTTGATTACTATACTCAGGGCGCTTACGTGCCCCGACCGTAGCCTTGGCCATCTTCTTGTAGTTCTGAAAGCGTACACGTACCTCGTCGCCTATCAGCTCTTCGCGCAAGATGGCTTCCCGCTTCTCTACCTCTTTGAGGAACTGCTCTTGCGAAAGTTTGGTAATGTCCATCAGAAATGCCTCCTGTCCGGCAATCGGTGTAGTTCGCCTGCTCCGTTCCTGTTGGGACGCAGATTCACACCACCATATGCCTCGGCGTATTTCATGTCGTTGTAGTTAAGGAGCATTCTGCCCCATCGCTCCTCTCCATGTGGCCCATGACTATTAAACTCAGGACCATACAGACCTAGTGCCACCTTGCGCCTATTTTCTTTTGGTGAATTCATGTAACTACCTTTTTTCCTAGACGATAGAGTTTGCCTTGGTCGCCACGTGCCGCCACGCATCTCGTTCATGTTCGGAGCCTGTCGTGTAGAGGCCCCACAACTTTAGCCGATCGTTGCTGGCAAACCGCTTGATCTGTGATGGCTGCTGCCAGGTGATCTCCTCAATCCGATCACCGATCTCGAACCCGGTGTCACCAGGACTCATACGAACTATTGACGTATAGAGTGCCACCGTAGACGCTGCCACCCACACCGGAGCGAGGTTCTTGTTGGTTGCAGGCAAGCGCAACACGTAGTCCTCTATAGCGAAGTGAATGTTGGGCATAGGAATGCTGTGCTCTACGTTGGCCCGATACTGGAACCGGACCATCATCGTGGCTAGCATAGTCGCCTGATGCAGCCAATCGCCCTTGACCTCTACGCTCTTCTTCTGTGTGGCAGCCAGCAAGCTCTCTTTAAGCGTGCCCAGCGAGCGCACATAAGCCGCTGCGACGCCTGTAGTGCCACCAGGGTCTATGCCCATAATTGCGTGTCGTTCTTCAGTGATCAATTGGGTGCCCATATTCGTCTGAGTTTCCTTTAGTTAGACCTACCCATTACAACACAGCTACCCATACCCCTACCCGGCCCCCTTACAGGGAGGTCCGGTGTATAGGTGCTTATGGCTGTTTAATTTCAAATATTTTCTTGTTGCTGTCCTCGTCCAATCGCATAGCGATTAATCCCTCCTCTACAGCCGCTTTGATCCTCGCTCGCTTATCATCGTTATTGCCTTTCAAAAGGGCGGACAAAGCTCCTACACCTTCAACGATGCCATGTTGCTCCACGATGTCGACCACTTCCTGAACCTTCTTACGTCCTTTGATCTGGGTAGCCGTGTCCTCGACCACGTGAAGGGTACGCATATCCTTGTTGAAGCCCAAAAGCATTTCCTCTACCAATACGTCACGCCCCTCCGCACGGAAGCTGCGCTCCTTGATGCCCTTCACTTTGCCTAGGTACCAGTTGGCGTCCGGCCACGCTTCTATCTCACCTGATCCACGAGCGCGGTCCGCACCCGCACGAGGGGTATGCACAGCCAGGATCAGGTTAGGGCAGTCTGACAGCCGCTTGAGTTCATCTATAGCGCCAAAGAACTCTGACACTTTGGTGTTGTCGTTCTCATCATCCACGAGGCCACGCCATGCCCGTGCTGCCGGGTCCATGATGATCATCTTTATATCGTTTTCGTCCAGCCACTCCGCGAGGATCAACATCTGTAGGTCGTTCCAGAACGGCAAGTGCCACCCACGCAGGTTGAGGGGTATGATCCGATCGATGTGCTCAATCTCACTTTCTGCCAGCCATTTACGGAACTGCCTGCGGTCCATCTCGTAGTTCAAGAAGGCGATGTTGCCCTGGAAGTTTGTCTCATACTTGCCCAGAAAAGGTTCCTCGTCCACGAGCGCCCCGGCCAGGGCTATCTCCATCGTGGTCTTGCCTGTCTTGAACTCAGCTACAAGCAAGGTGTTGTTACCCTCGTAGTGCAGGTGCTCCACCACGGGCACGGGCATCCCCTCGTCTTCGTCAACGAACTCCCCAGCGTGCCAGCCAATCTCCGGCAATTGCAGGGGTTTTTGCCTACTAACCTCAATCGCCAGCCTGCGCCTTGCCTCATGGTCAATCCGCATCCTGTGAAGCCTTGCCTCAACACGTACCTCGTCCTCCTCACTACGTGCTTCAACTTTCTCCTTGACCTTTTCTCGCTCTTCGACAGCGTCTTCGGCTTGCTGCATTGCCGCGCTGCGTTGTTGCTCCTCCGCTGCGCTGCGGCTGCGTCCATTCTTCTTCCTGCGTTTCCGTTTACGTTGTGCCACGGCCAACCTTGGGATGGTCTTTCATGTCCCTTCGCACAGACGCAACCAGTTGCTCCATGGACGCGGCTTGGGTTCCTTGTGATGCTTCTATGTACTCCTTGACACACTCACCCATTGCTTGGCCTACTGTTGGTCGGCTGAACAGGTAGCACAGCATACTCAATCGTGGGTGTTTGTCCTTGATCGGTTTAGGTACCATCTGTCATGACTCCTTGTTCCAGTAGGTACTCCATCCAGGCTGCGGCTACGGCAGCCACTTGCATGAGCTCTAAGAACAGATTACCCATAGCCGCAGTGTCACCGGCAGCCTTCTTGAGTATCTCTGTGCTTACCTCTCCGAACTCCTCACCGAGGCAAGCAAGACGTTCCTCGTCTGTCATCTCCGGATCACAGCAAGTGTGCTCGAAGTCACCATCCTGTTTGCGTATCTCCTGGAGTGAACGCTCACGCTCTATGTAGCGCAGGGCCTCGGCACGCTTCCGTGTGTCAGCCATCGACAATACCGTGTGCGACACGAGCCATCTCGTAGCCCAGAGCGACCGACGCCACAACCAAGTGTAGCGGCGGCGTCAGCTCCAGGTTCCAATCAATGAGCTCAATCGCAGCCTCGATCTGCCCTTGACTCTGTCCAACCTGTGGCCAGAAACCGTTAGGCCCCATGTTGAAACTGTCTTCTATCTTATCCGCGATCCCCTTGATCTCTTCGGCAGTCAGTATCTCCGGCAGTGGTTGGCTCATGGTGTCGGTACTATGTGGTTGATCTTGGGCGGACCAGCCGGGACAGTGAACTCATATGGAGGAGCATCCTTCCCGAAGCTGATGTAGGGCTCTGGATCAGCCACATCTATGATTACCCGGAACCGAACACCCGCCTCGAACGTCTCAGTTAGTTTTTTGAATATTTGCTGTCTCTCCATATCCCGCTTGTTCTTGGTGTGCTCTACCCACCTTGCATCGTCGTCGTTCATACCTTCCTCCTTGCGGCTGCCGGATCAAGCAACCACTCTCTAGTATCTATCTCGTCGAACTTACCTTCTTCGACGCGCGGCCGTATGGTGCAACCCCGGTCGAACGATGCTGTGAACGGGCACTTGCCCATGCTGAAGCACACCGGCCGGAACAGGTTGCTCTTGGCAATGTGCTTGAACTGCCAACCATCCTCTTTCACGTAGTCGGCGACCGGCGTCTTGTAGTCGTGGATGGCCTTGATCATCAGTGTGAACACTTCACGCCATTCAAACTGCGCTTGCGTACACAGCCTGTTACCGGCGTGATCGATCAAGCCCCTCAGATTGGTCTTGTAATGTACACGCGTCGGCGTAGCGTGCGGCATAAGGCCCCGTGCATCCTCTGCGGGCACACCCATGTTGACGAGCACCTTGTAGGCCTCATCTATAGCCTCGATCGCGCCGTCCCAGATGCTACGTGCGATGTCCTGTTCAGACGCACTCTGGAACACACCGCTCTGCCCACTGTCTGTCAGGCTAGGTGGCTTGACCGCCTCCTTGACGAGGTCTTCCTTGACCGCAAACCGCATGCTCTCCTGCGCATACACAGCCGTGCGCTGTCGCACCAGTTGGTGTGTGAAACTACGGGTCACGCCCTCCAACAGGAAGTGCAGGTCCACGTACTCCAGCGGTGCCTGCAAGTGTGTCTTCTGAATGTCCTCAAAGAAGCTGCGTCGTTGCTCATCGGTCAGGTCTGTCTTGTCACGGATGACCTTACCCGTGTAGATGTTCGACGCAGCCGCGATGGAACCCAAGGGGTCGGGCGTCGCGGCTAGCAACTGAACACTCAGCCCCTCCACCGGCTCGGCACTGTACATGGCAGTGTCTGCCCACTTTTGAATATCTGTACCCATTTCTACACCAACCTATCTGTGAGTATTTTGCGTGCGTTGTCACGGGTGATGGCCTTCTGACGGCATCGGTGTGACTGCTCGTTCTGAAGCCTGTGCAACTCCTCAGAGCTAAGCCTCGCCTCCCTGTACTGCGGGTGGCGGGTGTACATGCCGTCGACCATTGGCTTGGTCCTCTTGCCCATCGTATCGGTACTCATCTCGGGTCCTCCTTTGCGTATTTGCGGGCAGCGAACTCGTAGCCCACTTGGAAGGCGGTACGTATCTGTGCGGGTGCGTTGTCTGTCAGTGGTCCGTCGGCCGTCAGCATGGCCAGCGTTACATCCTTACTGAACATAAGCCATTCCATCATGTCGATGTCGCGGGCTTCTACCCACTCCTCGACGCCGTTCGCACCCCGCTCCTCAGCTATCTTGAGTTCCTCTGCAATCTCGTTTAGCAGATCGTAGATGGGCATGCTCTCATCGGCCATCATGGTCTCCACAGTGATGGGAGAGGCCACTTGACCGCGTCGTAGTCCATCCAGAGCACCGAACTGACTGCCGGAGGAATCGTGTAGTCGTCAGGCTCGGGCAGAAAGTTACCAGCGAACGGACTATATTCATCTTTTGGCCTCCACACCCACCACAGCAGTATGAGTATGCATATGGCGCATACCACTATGACGGCAGCTATTGCCCAGACGGTTGGACTTGATGGTAGCATCTGAACCTCCTATGGTTGTAGTACGTACATCTTCTTCACTTCAAGGATGGACGATCGTTCGTCATCCCCGAAGCTGTTCTTCTTACACTCACACACGAGCACATCCTTGCCAAGCTCTATGCCCCAGATAGCCTCCTTGAATTTCGGGTACACAAAGCGGTTGAACGTAAGCACCACGCTGTCGTCAGCATCTCTAGCGTGCATAACCACGCGCTCAAAAAGGTCTGGTCGTTTGACGGTCGCAGGGTCAAGCTCCTCTCCTGTCTTAGATAGGTGTGCCTCAAAGATGTTCTTGAGGTTGCGGGATATGCCAACGCCCATCCACACAACCTTGCCCTTCGGTACGTCCAACACTTCTTCTGAGTTGTGTGTTGGCTTGGGTAAGCCCATGCCCTCAAGCTCGTCCTTCACACCTTCAAGTGTTTCCTCCAGCTTGTACACATCGAACGGGTCCTCTTGGTTGATGAACTCTGCAATACGTGTGACAGCGGCTTCCCCTATGCCATGGACCTTTTCAATTTCAGGCAGGCTCTTTAGCCCACCGTTGTCGGTGGCAAACTCAACAATCTTCTGTGCGGTTTTCTCACCGATTTTTGGAATCTGTTCCCAGCCTGCACGGATGACGCCCTCGCGCTCCGGCAGCCAATGCACGCCGCTGTCAAGGTTGGGTGGCAGAACCTCTGTGGGCTTGCGCGGGCCTTTACCACGTATGGCATCCCGACGCAGGTTCAGTACCTTCTGCTTGCCCTTGTCGCTTGAGCTGGATCGTTCTGTCACCATCATGGCTGCGGCAAAGAACTCTGTGGGATGCTTGCGCTTGAGCCACATGGACCAGTACGCAATCATGGCGTAGCTGAAGCTGTGTGCTGCGTTGAAGGCGTACACCCCGGCAGTCACGCACTTGTTCCACATAGCCTGCGCTTCCTGTTCATCCATCGGCGGCATATCTGGGTCACGCTTGTGTAGTTCTAGAGCGCCGTCCCTAAACCTTTTCCACTGTTTCTGGAACTCCTGCTTGCCCATCTTCTTGCTGATGATCTTGCGTATGTAGCCAACGCCCTCCCAGTCGAACCCGCCTATCTCGTGTACGATTTTCATGATCTGCTCTTGGAAGATGATCTGCCCACGTGTGTCCTTGGTGATGCTGGCCAGCGCCGGGTGCATGTGTGGTTCCTTGCCACCGAACTTCGCTTCGATGTAGCCCGACACGCCGCCACCATGCAGTGGGCCTGGCCTGGCCAGCGCAATCAGCAGGGCAAGCTCTGCGAAATGTTCTGGCTGCACTGACGCGGTCACGGTGCGTGTGATCTTGCCGTCGAACTGGAAGATGCCGACCGTGTCGTTTTCATTGAACCCCTGTAGTACCTCCGGGTCATCCAGTGGCAAGTTGTAGAGTTCTTCCAAGTCCATATCCAAATTGTGCAGCGCCTCGGCGATCATGTCCATGGTGTTCAGGCCAAGAAGGTCAAGCTTCTCAAGGCCCTGCCGCACGCAGTCGTGCTTGTCCATGGACAGCACCGTCATCCAGTTGCCGCTGCCCTTGGGCACTTCCTTCTTGATCGTAGCACATACACTCTCGATCGGCTGAGTGCTCAACACCAACCCGGCCGCGTGTACCCCGAACCCTTTGACGTTACCCTCCAGGTCCATTGCGTTCTGGAGCTCGGGGTACTTAGTGAACACATCACCCGCCTCCTCGAACTGGTTGGCGGTGTCCTCAATGGTGGCGCTAGCACGCAGGTCGCCCGAGGACCGTTCGATCAGCAACCCTTTCACTGTAATGGCTGCCGCCTTGGGTATACGATACACTCGGGCTGTGTCATCTAGACTGTTCTTCGCCTTGTAGTACGTGAACGTACCAATATTGTTCACACAGTCCTCGCCGTATTTGTCCACGGCATACTGACGGATGATGGGCCTGCCGTAGCTTGCGAAGTCAAGATCGATGTCAGGCATGTCAGCACGTGACCAGTCGATGAACCTCTCAAAGACCAAGTACTCGTAGTCCATAGGGTTGATCTCGGTGATGCGCAGTAGCCAGCACACGAGCGACGCAGCCGCGCTGCCCCTAGCAGGCCCGACGGGTATCTGCTGCCGCTTGGCGAACCGCACGATGTCGGACGTGATAAGGAACAGGTTTTCATACCCCTTGGCCTCAATGACCTCCATCTCTTTATTCAGTTGGTCGCGGTAACGCCGCCGCTCCTTGGCGGGCAAGTCACGGCAGCCCCGATAGTCCCAGCCCTTGCGCAGCCAGTCGCGCCACAGGTCCCGTGCGCTGTCGTAGCCGTCAGGCAGTGGGTACTGCACCTGCGGCAGCCGTGGCAAGGTGACTGAGCACTCCTGCCCAATCTCCTCTGTACTCACTATGGCCTCTATCGCCTGCTCCTTGGTCAGTCCGGTGTTCTTGAGCTTGCGGTAGAGTTCTTTGTCTGTGAGTGGGTGGCAGAGCGGCGCTTCGTATCCCCAATCCCTAGCCAGTTCCTCTGCCGAACGCTTCTCACCAGGGCGGACAGCGTGTAGTCCTTGCTGGATCTCTGACTCCTCAGGAATTGTATAGTGACAGTCGACCGTGGCAACCAGACTTCTATGTATCTCACGTGCAATATCGGCGAGCATAGGGTTTGCCCGCCGAGTCTTATCGAGCTCTGGGAATGCTTGGACCTCGATATAGAAATCGTCAAGCCGGTCAGACATCCAGCGAGCCACCTTAAGCCCTCGCTGATAACTCGCTTCGTCCTCGGCGACATGCTTACCTCCTACTAGTGCTGTGAATAGTGCGGACCCCTGGCAGCCCGACAGCACCACTAGGCCCTTCTGAAACTCCACAAGCCACCGCCAGTCAACGGTCGGCTCGTAGTAGAACCCGGCAGCCCATGACAGGTTCACAAGGTGCAGCAGGTTGGCATACCCCTCAGCGTTCTTGGCCACCACGGTCAAGTGGTTCTTTTTCTGCGCCCGCCGCTTCTCGTCCGTCCAACCCATGTAGAACTCACACCCGAACAGGGGCTTGACACCTATCTCCTCTGCCGCCTTCTCCAGCTTGACATGACTGAAGATGTTGCCGTGCTCTGTCATGGCCAGGGCACCCATCTCTAGCTCGCTGGCCCGCCGCACGTGTGCCTCGGGCATTTGGAACCCGTCTAGGAAGCTGAACGTACTATGGTGATGCAGGCTGACGAACCGCATAGGCTTCAGCCCTGCGTTAGCCTCTGCGACTCGCCTGCCTTTCTTGGCACGTACTGCGAGCGGCTGGAAGTCGAAGTGCTTCTTCTGCCCCTCCTGGAACGTGCTGACCTGTGCGTCGTCAGCGCCGTGCCCGTGCCACGCTTTGCCTTTGGTTTTACTCATGATCCTTCTCTTAGCATCCTAACCTGAGGTACTGGTATTTTGCCCGGCTGTTCGTTGTTGACATCAAAATGATGAGTTCGACCTTGTCTGTCAACCAAACACAATCGAGTCTGCCCACGCAGGCCGGTGTACCGTTCTTTGAAACGACCTTCAATTACACCGTTGGGTGTGGTATACAGATTCATCTTGCTCATCCCGGAAAGGTGTGCGCCGTCAACGGCGCTCCGCCGAACTCCAGCCAGAAGTTATGCCAGCCGAGCGCCCAACATCTTATCCAATACTCAGAAGGCATCAGTCAGTCCTCCACCAACCATTGCGACCGTCTCGGTTGCATTCTCTCATACAAGCAATAGCCATTGCACAGTAGTTGATGATGTCTAACAAGTCATCCTCATCGCCCGGCAAGTGATGGTCATCTGGCTGATTAAACAACACATGCCACACACGTTCAGCCTTGCGACGCATGTTGAATATGGCACCCCGCCACCCATAGTTCTTCCACGAGTCACCGTACTGCGGGTCGCGAGTAGACATAATGGACAGCGCATGTTCTAGAATATTTTGATGCTCGGCCAGATGCTTTGGTACATGAGTAATGTTCTCAACCATCTCAGGTGTGAACACAGTACCCCATACAGGTTCTCCATCCTCTACTTCCTCCGGCGTGTTTTGCCAAGGGCCTTCCACACCAAACTCTGGTCGCTTCTCTGGCAGCAACCCTTCGGTGGTGATGACCTCCGCCCGCAGTGTGCCCGGACCAGCTAGCCATATGCGCCCGCTGCCTGCGTCACGTTCCAGAAAGTTGCACTCTTTCAGTGCGCGGAACGTGTCTTGCGTTACCACAGCCCTGAAGTGTGTAAGCCCCGGAGGGCCAGCGTGCTCGTCACCCTCACCCTCCTGCACCACGTGTACTTTGAAACCGTTGTCATCTTCGAAGTGCTTGTACGTCCAGGCTGTGTTCCTGGCTGCATATTGCGTGTCCGGCGGAACCTCACGCAAGCCAAGTAGCTCCAGCATCCTAGTAGCCTCTGTCATGGCCACCTGATGATTGGGAATGGCCACTGTCAAGTGGTCGAGTTTAATCATTGTCTCCGTCCTTGTCGTATGGGAATAGCTTGCCGTCATGGTGCATTTTGAAGAAGCTCCACCTGTTCTTGTCAGCCTTCAGCACCGCCCAAGTCTTGTCGGGCACTGCTTCGGGGTTGACACGGATAGCAAAGATGAACGATTCATAGTCTGGGTCGTAACTGTCAGCGTCGATGACCACATCTTGCGTCTCAGAGTAGTAACCGACGGTAGCTAAGCTGAATGCCTGCTCCTTGTTTAGTTTGAAATTTCTACCTCGTGCCACCGAAGAGCTCCAGGTTTGTGCCGGAGAGCCAGTCGGCCTCGGGTAGCGTGCAGAGCATATGAACGATGCACCCAATCTCATATGGATCCATCAGCCGCATCTTGTTGTCCTTGAACGCATAGTCGTCCGCTTCCCTACGGTCCATGCCACGATTCTCCATGACGCCTTGCTGTACGACCTCCCACATAGGTGAGTCGGGCACGTGGTACGGGTGGACAACGTGTGTGTGAAACCCCTCACGGGTTAGCTCCCAGCCCAACACCTTGCCTGCCATATCCAGGCCCGCCTTGGCTGCGCAGTACGGCACACCATTGGTGAATGGGTGCCGGTGTGCATAGCTGCCGATCAGAATGATCTTCCCGCCCTTACCACTCGGCCCACGCTGTTCCACGTACTTGCGAACCACTTGAAGCGGGATCGTCAAACAGGCGTCGATCACTTCTTGGATGGCTAGGGAAGTGAGGTCTACAAAAGACTCCATAGTTACGGTGCCGAGTGACACTACTAAGGCATCGGTTTCTTCCCATCTCTCACTATGAATCCCGGGCACTCCGTACACGGGCTTGCCGGTGCCGTCACTCGGCAGCTTGGCATCGTGCGACCATACCTGCCATCCGCTGTCGTTCATGCACTCGCGGATGCCGTCGCCGATGTTGCCAGAGCCGGGTCGAGCTCCGATGATAAGCATTGTCTTGTTACTCATGGTTCGCTATCCACTCCTTGATCTTGATTTCAACTAAAGGTCTAACAGCATCGAGATAGATGCCACCTGCACCATCTGATACGTTCCATTGAGTACGTACCCACATAGCAACTTCCCAATGAAACACTTTCTGAGCTTCACTAATGTTGGTGGCAAGGTCATCCACGATGGCGATGACCCTCTCTGGTGACTCTAGCCTGTCGTGAAGCACTTGATACTTGTTCTCGTCATACATCAGGTAGTCATACTGAATACCCTTGCGCCGCAACCACTCCCGTGTATCCGGGTCCACGTTGTCCAGCCGCAAGTATGGCCGGGTGGTGGTCAGCCATAGCTCTGCGCCAGCGGCCCGTATGCGCTCGCACAGGTCCGCTGCGTTGTCAAACAAGGGCATGGTCCTCTTGAGGCCACCTTGCCGGTAGGCGAGCTTACAATCGCGGAAGGCTGCACGGGTGATGCCGAGCTCCCTTATGGCCCAAGCACTCATTGGCTCGCCGCCTGTGTACAGGCTGCTAACCGTCTTGTCAAAGTAGTCCTCTGCGAACTCTTCAAAGTGCGCGTGGTAGTTGCCGAGAGTGCCGTCAATGTCAACGGCCACGATCGGCTTGACGATGGTGCCGCAGCCAGTGCATCTCACGCTGACACTCTCCCCGTCTGTGTCCTCAACACAGCCTCATCCACTTGCCCGGTCACATCTGTCAGCAACACTTTGCGATCCCACGTGCCGAACCGCCCGATGCGATGTATCTCAGGGAAACAGTTGCACGCAGTGCCCAACGGCTTGAACCCTGTGATGTAACCCGGTTTGCCTGCGGGTGCATCGTAGTGGCTGTACTCGGTCCAGCACTCTCCGAAGAGTTTACAGGCCCGGTACCACTTGTCCTCAGTCTTGCCGTTGTAGATGACCACGTTGTCAGTAGGCAAGAAGCTCGGCTCCTCCTTGCGTATGAGTATGTTGGCACGCGGGAAGTCGTGTAAGTCCGGCCGCTTGCACAGATGGCTAGCGGGTACCGAACTCAAGATGAGCGTCTCGGCATCCGGCTCCTCCGCCAGCAATTGTTCCACCGAGGTTGGTGTTGCCCGCCACCCTCCTTCAATCATATGGCGGAACCTACTGAAGAGTGTGGTGTAGTTGGCTTGCAACCGCCACGCCTTCTGCACGTTGCCGTACTCGCCCCAGCTTGTCGGCACGTGCGGGCTACCGTACACCTTCTCGGCGTACACATCTGGCTTACCTACCTTGATGAACTCAATCAAAGCATCTGGTGGCGCATCCTCATCGAGCATAGGTAGGTGTAGGTACTGCGCCCCACCTATGGGTGACGGCTCCTTATGTAGCGTTTTGAACTCAATGTTGACGTTGGCGAACCCGTGGTCACGGTTCAGTTGGTGTGCGGCCAACAATGCAGCGGGGCCACAGCCTAGAATGATTGCTCTCTTTTCAATACTCATGTCATCTCCTCGTAGGGTTTTGCCATCTCGGTCAACAGGCCCAGCGCCACACGCGGCTGTTCCGCGTCCAACAGAAAGTCTGTGAGATCTCTACCACCCTTAGGCTTCCAGCCATAGGGCAGCTTGCATATGTGAACGTTCGACACAGCCGCGAGTGCTTGTGCCGTTATCTCTGTGGCTGTGTCGCCTTGCTTGTCTACGTCTTGACACACGTACACGTTCAGTCCAGCAAAGGCCACCGTCCATTCAGGGTGCCACGGCTTGCCTGCGCCGTCTGTGCGGGTCACAGTGGGCCAGCCGGTTTGTAAGCCCAGCAGTGCATCCCACTCGCCCTCTGCGAATATCACACTGTCGCCAGGGTCCAGCCGCTCCATGACGCCTGCCGGGTACAGGCGGGGCCGGTTGCTGCCGCGCACACCCCATATCTTGCGTCGTCCCATGCGCGGTTTGGGATCGTATGTTCTCACGTTCCATAGCTCCCGCTCTGGTGACCACACAGGGATCTTGAAATGCCTGCCATCCCAGCCAAGCTCTGCCCGCTTGGCCGTGGCCTTGGTGATGCCACGTAATTCGAACAGGTACCGCAAGCGTTCGGGGTCATGGATCAACCGCTTGTGCCAGGCGACTACCTCCTTCTTGAGTTTCTTTTCGTTGGGGATAGGGCCGAAGGACTGGGCCAGGCCGGAGAGCGGGTTACCATCTTTCACCCG